TGTTCATCATTCATAGCTGACCCCCCCCCCCCGGCAAAGGTCTGACACTTGTTAGTGAATAGTCGGATGCGTAACCGCGAGATGGTGAGAACACCCAAACACCTTTTGTGAAACCTGTTTCTGATTTAACCACGGTTCCAATTTCTTTGTCAGAAAGCAGCACACGTTGGCCGATGAGATACTTCTCCGGTTTTGGGAAATAAGCTTTGAACACCTTATCTAAATCGCTCTCCCGCTCTCCCGCTCTCCTGAAATTCGGTTAAGCGTTTTCTCAACATCAGCCAACCAAGCAGCAATTTCAACATACTCATCTGGCATTGAAATGCTGTTTGCCCCATGGCTCACTGCAATATCCATCGCTTGAGCGAGCACCTTTGAAATAGCCTCATAAGGAATTGGTTTCATAGCCGTTCTCCCGTGCCAAACTGCGATTGATAATACGTTCCTTCACCCACTCCCAATAACCCATGAGAGTTATCTCGTTGAAGACATCTTCGCGCCACAACTCACGACCGAAATCAGGGTGCTCGTGGTTCTCGCCGTTCTTCGCATAGCGAAGGGCGAGCACGTCAGGCGTGAGCCATTTATCACACTCGTCGTCGGCAACAGCGGCAAGCGATCTTTCAATGCGTTTGGCTTTTGCTTCATCTGCAATGGCTTTCGCTTCAGCACAACTTAAACACTCAGGGTGCCGGTGACGACAATACTGGCAGGTGATGTTCGGCTTCCATCCGTTTTTGGTGATCATAACTGACCACCCGGCAACGGTGCGATGTCTGAAAGCGAAACATCACGAGAACTATGTGTCGCCAAAGAGCGCACAAAAAGATAACCATCTCGTGTGCCTTTCGCAACGATCATCCCAATCTCAGAATTCTTGACGATCACACGTTGGCCGATGAGATACTTCCTAGCCCGAGCTAAGTGATAATTTTTAAGGTTGCATTCAACCCACGACCAGTACCCGAGATGGTAACGACCGTCTATCACATCCTTTGCCCAGTTCGAACGGGTGAGAACGGGATGCTCGTCGTCCGGCGTTCTGTATTTTTCCATCAGCGCCTCAGCGCTTAAACCTTTGTCATTCATCTCGCATTTCCTTCATCAGTTTTCTGATAGCCTGCATTTTCGCGTAGCTGGTATTCAGCGTTGCGCCCCACGCCACAGTAATCGAAGCGTGCCTGTTGATCCAGTCGAGAAGGTCAAGAGCCCGTATCAGGTTCGGCATTATTTGCAGAATCACACGGGCAAATGTTGCCGCTTGCGCGTCGTTACCATAGTCTTTGAAAGCACGATAGGCGTCGAGCAGCGCAGTCATTTGTGAGACCTTTTTTTTCGGCTTTGCTTCAGGCACCCAATTGCAGGTGTTGCAAAAACGTGTATCTTCTGAAGAGACAACCCCACTGATGTAACTGAGCGGGTGGCCACATCGAGGGCAACACCCATTAATAGGTACGCTCATTTTGAACCCCTTATCACCACCCATTTGATGAACCTGTCAAGCGCATCGAAGACGAGAACAAAGGTGACAAGTGGGAACACGATAAATACAATGGCGCAAAGAGCAATGATATCCTTATCCTCAACATCACCCTTAGCGTAACCTTTGCGCACGTAATAGACTGCTTGCACGAAAGCGAAGAGGATCACCAGTATAAAAATTTGATAGGTTTCCATTTCAGTTCCTTTTAAGAAATGCGTTTGATCATTAGGTCGGTATTGAAAAAGATTCCACCTTTCACCAAGGTGAAGATGGTGCAAAGCTCTTCCTCTTTCAGACTGTAGCGATCAACAATCGAAAGGCAGATGTCGCGGGTTGAGTAGATGCTGCCGGCACCGTAGCGGTTGCCGATCTTGAAGCGGATTGAGAACTTCATGGTCTTCCTTCTGGATAATAGTTACAACCGTGCTCACGAATCTGCTTGCCAATCGGGACGTAGAAAATCCACCACTTCAACACCCGCTGCCATACGTCGGGACGAACCTTGATGAAGCGATAGCGTTCGCATCCAGCGCCGTATGTTTGATAGAAGTTGAATGAGATCATTCCAACACCTCACCTTCCCGATCACCGCACGGGAACCGTTTATAACACCCACTAGGTATAAGCCCGTGCGCCAACCACCGCAAACATCCATCTTCTTCATGACGCCAGCACAGCGACTTCACCCGTTTGGTGTTCGGTGTTTGGTGTTCTTTGTTCAACAGGGCTTTAAGCGCGAGCACCGGCGTGTCGCCGAAAGCGGCGGTGGATTCCTGCAAGTTGATAAAGGTGTCAGCGTCATAAGCGCACCAACTATTGCCGTCTCGCTCGATCACGTATTTCTTTTCACCGGTGATAGTCGTGCGCGGTCTGGAACAGTATGCCACATGGTTATACCAACTTTGACCTTTCCACTCAACCCACTCCTTACCGACATAAACTTGAATTTCATCGTCACGTATTACAGCATCTGCGAATTCGTAACGGTCGTTCAGCGATTTCCAGTTATTTGTCATTTTGAATCTCCTGTTTGATTAAAATTGAGAACTTGCGTACTGCCAAACTTTGAAAATCTCAGCAGGTGTGGCGTTGCTTTTTATCCTGTTAGCACGCCACGAGATCACTGCAATATTTCCTTTTATATACCCTAACTCCGGGATGATTCTGTCAAGCGTCGGTGAGTTGTCAGATGTGCCACCGTTACCTAAAATCAACGGTATCCCAAGTACAGGGCAAAGCTTTGGGATAACAACATCTTCCAGCAAAAGATTAAACGGAATATTTTTGGCTTTTGCCCTAGACCGAGCAGCGATAAGCATAAACTGTTCAGGAACAAGTTTCCTATAAACACTCATGTTCTTTCTTTGTTGAACACGATGTCTAGCTCTAACTTCAGGCCGCTTAGCCCATTCACAACCAGCTTCGTTTGATTTTTTCGAACGCTCTTTCAGCTTCTCAGGTGTTGCCCATCGTTCATAGACTTTATCCCCGCGCGTTTGATAGCTTTCAAAAACCAGACCATCTTCACGCACATCCCACTTGTGACGGAAGCGAATGAAGTCCTTTTTTGATTGAACATGATTGGCAATTGTTTTCATATCATAGATATTATACAAATGCCAATCATCAGTCAAGCGGTTAATGAACTAACCCCACCCCTTCGTCAAAGAACTCGATCAGAGGAAGACCCCTGTTCCACGCAGTAGGTAGAGTTGTTCTGTTTGCTTTACCTCTACTTTTAAAAGCTTGGGTGCATGCATTGAACAGTTTCCATACCGTGTTACCTTGAGCGGCGTGCTCAACATATGTGGGGGTATCCCACTCTTTGATCGCAGTCGGCAAGTCACACACGTTGAGGATGCCTTGGCGAACCAGTTCGATCAACAAGGCGTCGCCCTTCACACCGGTGAGAGCGTAGTTTTTGTACGCATCAAACCGTTTGTTCTCACGCTCGATCTCCTGCGGAAGCAGGGCGATCGCGTTCGACACAAGACCCTCGATGCGGTCATTGATGAACGTCGATTGCTTTGTGGAGACTTTCACCAGATCACCACTAAAGCAAAGGTTGTCGCACACCACCACCCGGCTACCGGCAACTAGGCCGAACGGCAGGGTTTGATCGGTAGAGGCGCGGATACCGACCACGGAACGATCTTCACTTGAGCCGGCAGGGATACACTCACCTTCCAGCACGGGGTGTGGTTGCTGCCGAACTTCAATCGCACCGAAGAGCTGTGCGGCAGTGCCATCTTTACCCATCTTGATACCGAACGCTTCGTCAGTAATCTGGAAACCTTTCAGCTTGAGCTGATCAGTTACCAGATCAATGCTGTCGATAAACGGTCGGACGATATGCCGGGAACCCATCGGTGCCGGGTAAGTCAGGTGCGCAATTTCCTCACGGGATTGTGAGTCGACACCACAATGTAGGATCAGTCCCATTTCGAATCTCCAAGTTGTGATACGGTTTTACATCAGAAAATAAATTGTAACCCATATCGTGAGGCTTGTCAAGTATTAACTGTCAATACTTGATTTATTTTTGCATCCTTCACCAGCACGAGTTGATCACGACCCCTCACGTATCTGCAATACAAACCTTCCTTGCGCTTTGCCACGTAGGAACGAACCCCGTTGGCTGAACCACACCCCCGGTCTTTGATCATCTTGGTCAGCACGGCAGCGCGGCGGCGAAGTGCGGCTTGCTGCTTGCGCACATCGACCAGCTTGGCGATCAGCACGCTGGTTCCCGGCGAGGCCAGATGCGAACCTTTTGGTTTAGCTTTCATTTGTCGTCTCCTGTATTTGCCTGAGAACTTCGGGCAGGATGTCTGCGATGTTGATGATCACCGGTTGCGGCGGGTCGAGCGAGTAAAGCGCGACCAGTCGATCAACGAACGGCTTTGCTGCTTCACTGAAGTCCTTTTGCAACTGGCGCAAGCACCCGAGCAAATAGTCTCCCTCGACCTGACGCAGCGTTCTGTTGTCAGTCTTCAATTTATTTCTCCTGTTAATAAAAAGCGAACGGTATGCACGACGCCATCAACAAAAATGATCGTCGTGCAGATTGCTGCGAGCCAACCACTGACTCGAACGTAGGTTTCGTTCAACCGTAACGCTCGCTGGCAATGGCAGCTTCGAGCCATTCCCAATACCCCGGCCTGCGCGCAAAGTATTTGTAAGCCTGAACATGTTCAGGGAAACCCTGCGCAAGTTTGTTCAGGTTGGTTTCGTCAGCTTGCATCATCGCATTGAACAGCGTGGTTATGAACCCCCCTGCGCGCTTGTGCTGCCAGTCATAAAGGTGATATTCAGCGGCGGTGACAGGTCGATCAAAGTTCTTGGTCATTGGGCGCCCTCTTCGAGTTTCCGATCAACCGGTCGATTGTCTTGAGCGGGTCTTTCGGTATAACTGCTGGTTGAAAAATGGGATCAACCTTTTTCACCAAGGCGTCACCTAGATTGTTCGGTCGCGTCGCACGCAAGGCGTCGAGCTGCCGTTGAAGCGGAACACTATCCATGATGCCTGTTTTCCTTTCCCTAAATTGGCTCAGCCCGCCACCGGCGCGCCTTGCCTGTTAATTTTCTCGAAACAGCCGATACCTGAGCATGGGCCGCTTCGAGAAAACCCCGCAACGGGCGATTGTGACGGTCTGTTTTCACTCCTTGAATTCGTCGATGTGCTTCACTCCCGGCCAGAATACCACGGAGTAGAGCGAGAGTGGATCACCCTTATCGATCTCAAAAGGAACGACTCTGGAATCCAGTGAAACACTGGTTGGGAACTTAGTTCGAATGGCAACGCACGGCTTGTGCTTTACCCCCTTCGGCTGATACTCCGGGATAACGGTATCTCCGGCCTCAAGGTCAGCCGCCCTGAGAATTCTTTGAATCGGTTTCAACTTCATTTTACTTTCCTGTTAAATTAAGTGCAGTTTTAAACGGTAACATAAACCTGCATTTTTGTCAAGCATTAACCGTTGGTAAAAGCTTCTTCTTCAATCCTTGCGTCCGGCTTGCCGACCACGCTGACCCGTTCTCGAACCGGCCAAGCTGCCGCATTCTTCGGCTTGAACGGCACCGCGAAAGGGTCTTCAACCACTCGGGCCGAGCGTGACAAATCGCACCCTTCGCGAACATCACCAACCGAGCGACCGTAGCGGCGTGTGATTGAATCCCCATCATCGACAAGGTAGGGTTTGCGCCCGAGGTTAAAAGACCAACCCATGAATCTCCAATACCTTTGCCCGTCAGTCTTTGGGATACCGGTCGAACACTCATTTATTTTCTGCGCCAACTTCGCGGCTTCTTCCTTGGTGAATGACGACTCGGGATTGAATCGCCAGTAGCTTTTAACAATACTCATTTTGAATCCTTTCGTTTGTCTTTCAGGGTTAGAGTCATCTAACCCTGACTTGGTTTGTTGATTACAACAAATCACCAAGGCCGATTCCGCGCGCCCCGGCTTCGTTGATCGACAGGAAAAACCGGGATTGTTGATCAGGACTCAACTGCCCCGTGCTGAAACCAAGGAACCTGAGCGAGTCAGTCAATCTATTCCACCGCCCTTCAAGCGCTGGAAACTGTTTGAACAACTGTTCACCCATTGCCAACCTGCCCGCAGCAATGGCACGCTGGCGCGCCCTGCCCTTTGTTTTTGCTGCCCGAGCCTTGACTATGGCTGAGCGCACTTGCTCGCTGTAGTGGATAGCTGTGCGGTTATGTAAAACCATGCGAACCGCATCAAGGTCAGGAAGCCGGATTATTGTGAGTGCTTTTTTCATTATGATTTTCCTTTCAAGAGTGCATCAGGTTGCGTAACCGGATGCTGTAAAGGTCAATTTCCGCTTCACGATAACTATGCCGAAGCGTGCCGACTCGCCCTGTGCTGCAATTGAAAACACGATATTGCGTTACCGGTGCGCCCTGCCCGATGACCGTCAGCGGATAGTTTTCACCGCACGAATGACCGCGTAGGCCGGGATTTACCGCACTATGACCTTTGGTTTGATTAGCTGATGTTTGCATGATGCTTACCTTTCGTTATTTGATGCTGATGAAGAAAATCACAATGGCCGAAACCACGATGAGGAATTGCTGATACGTTACCGGATTGCTCAGAAGATAAACCACGGTGATGCTCCTTGTTAGTTGTTGATAAATCCAAAGACTCAGGTTGAGCCCTTGGATTTACCCCCTTGCGATGCTCTGCAAGGGGTGCGCTGACTACTCGAATGACGCTATGATGCTTTCGACAAACGGGGTGAGCCCGAGCCCGTGCAAGGCGTAACCCAGACCGTCGCCACCAAAGGCAACAAGGAACACGTCAGAATGTCCAGCGTGCTTGGCAACAGCAACACCCACAACCATTAAAACCACACCAACAATCATCCGGTGACGCTTTGAATGTTCCTTGCCGACCAAGTGATTACAAACCACACGAGTGACATTGATCGAACGAACTAAGCGAAGGGACAGAGCGCGCATGATGCCTTTCCTTTCAGAGTTGATTGAAGCGATTGAAAAACGAATAGATTGCAACACAGGCAAGGCTGATGCCGCTGATGATAATTGCAAATTCGCCATGCGGCAGAATGACAATAACCGGGATTGCTGCCGAGAGTGCCGTTGATGCTGCCGTGTAAAGCTTTGGCGGTTTCGTGTCGGAATCGACAAGAATAAGGTCGGGTTCGAGGGTTTCGGATTCCATGATGCACTTCCTTTAGTTGCGGGTTGATAAAGTTGAATTCCCTGCAATGCACTGCAAGTAATTCAACTTTATCCCCTTGCCGCTGCCAGCAAGGGGAAGGGTTTGATTAACGAATGACTATAGTGAAATTCCCTGTTTGGGTGAATTCAACATTGACAGAATCTTGACCAAGGCAGTAAGCCGCCTTCCTCAGCAATTCTTCCGGAACGTCGTTTGCCGTTTGCGATACCGCCAGAACATCAGCCGTGATATATGAACCCTCAGCGGTTCCCAAACCACCAACACTACCTTTAGCGGGAACGAACTCACATTTCATGACTTCCCAATTGTCGCCCAAGATGCAGGAGAAAACCCGCTTGGCAATTTCAGGGTGAATGTAGCCAAAACCTTTGGTTTCGAGCGTAACGTTAATTTTCAGTTCCATGATGATTCCTTTCGAAGTGTGCCGCTGGTTGATAAAGCCAAAGACTCAGAATTGAATCCTTGGATTTATCCCCTTGCCGCTGCCAGCAAGGGGGAAGGGTTTGATTAATCGCCTTCCTTCCATGATGCCGCATCAAAAATGCCACCGTTCCATTGATGCGCATTGCGACCGATCAGCGCACCGTGGCCGTCGATTTTTGCCGCAATGCATTGCTGATGCAGGTTTTCGCTCAAGATGTAAATCGCATTGACAACTTTGGCCAGCATAGGCGCGTCATGATCCGGCAAAACTTCGAGCTGGCAGAAGAGGGTATCTTCTTCGTTCTCGTTTTTGGCCGGAATGAACTCTGCAACTTCAAGGTTAAACCAAGCGCCCAGAACGAAAGCAACTTCCCGCTTGGCAGTTGCTGGGTCAATTGAGCCGATGAATGAATCCAGACCGATATTGAGCTTGACTTGCATGATGATTCCTTTCGATTATTTGAGAAGTTCGAGAATAAGAGCCACGACAAAAACGGCAACGAAGAACAGGCCAGCAAAGGCAGGGTTGGTCTGGTAAAGGGTTATCAGCAGCATTAGGATGATAAAGCCGACCAGACAAGATGCCGCGATGAGTAGCGGGATCATGATAAAACGGTTGATTGATTCTTTCATGGTAAGTGCTCCATGTAGTTAATCGGTTTATCCAGTTGTTTTCCAACGGATGAGCCATTATTGCACGGTAAATACTTGTTGTCAAGTGTTGATGTGATTATTTTTGATATTTGCTGTAAGTAAGTGTTGATGTGAGCGCTTAATTTTTAGGCTGTTTTTTAATCAAGTGTTGATGTTTTTGGGCTGTTTTCAGGGTTTTGGCCGTATTGTGGGCAGATTGTGGGCAAAACGCTGCCCCGCGTCAAACCCTTGGTACGACAGGGTTTGACGCCATTGTGGGCAGTGGGGCAGCAAAAATTGATACCCCGCAGAAAGGGAAAGTTAGATTGTGTTAATTGTTGATATGATGATTTAGTTAGGTATTGATGATCTAAGTCTTTGATTTATAAGGATTAAATATAATATATATTATGAGCATTGGATACAAAGTGACCACGTTCGTCAAGTGTTGATAGGGGATTGCAAAATGCTGCGGTTGATCCGAACAGGCAATAGATAGATTCCTTCTGCGGGTAGTCAGTTTTTGCTGCCCACATGCCCACAATGCCCTCAAACCCTTGCCGTTACTGGCTTTGAGCGTGGGCAGTCAATTGCCCACATGCTGCCCACAATACCATCGAGCACCCAGAATCACCCCGAAACCGTCAAGCGTTGATGCTTATTCCGTCAAGTGTTGATGCTCTCAGCGTCAAGAGTTACTTACAACTTCCTTACGCCATAAGGGTTTGTTAATATACCAGCTTATACAGTGCTGTTCGAGGTAGAGGCGTGATACTAAACCCGGATTTAAAGTGTGATGTAGCGTGCGCTCAGGTTATCGACTGGCACTCGTTGAAGAGACAGACAGAGTGCGCACCGGTGATCGACCGAACCGCGCCAACCGTGCGCCGTTGATCGACCGAGCCGCGCCGCCGCCCGGTTCCTTCGTTCCAGACGCGCGCGCGGTTCCTTCGACCCAACCCGCGACCCCTATCCACCCCTCGCGCACCTTAAGATGCTTTCAATGGGGATCACGCCAGAGACATAGAAAACAAAAAGTGATGATGTCAAGTATTGACAAACAACCTATCTTTACCGCTGCCAACCCCCGCAGATAAAAATCAAAATTTGACTTCACCAACCCAACACACCTACAATGTCAAACACTTATGAACGTCCAAGCCAAACAGGAGCTTCAAGATGAAAGAATTCAAACGAAGGATGCCTTGGTGTTTATCCGGAACAGCTTTTATCTTGGTGATCACAGGTGTCTCCAACATGCGGCCCGATCTTGTTGAAGCCGGCCTTGGTGTTGCAGTCACCGCCATAGCGTTTCATGTTCTCTTCAGAGATTGGACTTAATCAAACCATGACCGACGAAACCAAACCAAGTAACACACCAGAACTCGACCGCATAGGTTTCAATTACGTTCCGCGACCGCACTTCGTTCCCTATCACATGCGCACCCAACGGTATGCGGTCATTGTCGCTCACCGGCGCTCGGGTAAGACCTACTCGTTGCTGAACGATATCATTGTGCGGGGTCTGGTGAAAAGCATGGATGGTTTGCGCCAGCAGTTCGCACTCATGGCACCTACCCAAAGTCAGGCCCGCAGCATCTCATGGGCCTACCTGAAAGAACAGACAGCGTGCTTTGCGCACTGCAAGGGGTACAAGAGTCTTGAGCAGCACCTGACGGTGATCCTGCCTGACCCGAGGAACCCAAATCTCCAAGGCACGACAATCATGCTGGTGGGCGCGGAGAATGCGGAACGGTTGCGGGGTATTTATCTGAATGGCATTGTGATCGATGAAGCGGCTGACATTCCGGAATATGTGATCAGCACAATCATTCGACCGGCGCTGGCCGACCGTGCGGGTTGGCTCACGGTATCGGGTACGGTGAAAAGCATTGACGACTTCCTATGGACAACCTATGAGCGTGCGCTTAAATTGCCGCTGACGTGGTTCTGCTTGAACTTGAAGGCAAGCGAATCGGGTATTCTTTCTCCAATGGAACTGGCCGACTTGCGGGCCAGCATGACCGAGGAAAGCTATGAGGTTGAATTCGAGAACAATGTCAAGGCGGCGACCACGGGGAAAATATTCCTGCCTTACATCGTGTCCAAACAGGTCACGAAGGTTCCGTATGATCCGGCAGGGTCGGCACCTTTCACTGCTTGGGACTTGGGGGTATCTGATTCTACCGCTGTCTGGGTGCTGCAACTATGCGGTAGAGAAGTGCATGTTCTTGCTGCTTACCAAGAGTCTGGAAAAGGTCTTGATCACTTTGTTGATTGGCTGAGGAAGCTTGAATATGCTGGCAGGTTCGGCGCGCACTTGTTGCCGCATGACTCACGGGTGCGTGAGTTGGGCTCGGGCGGGAAGAGCCGGGTTGAATCCCTGCGCGACATGGGGTTGAGGAATCTGAAGGTTGTGCCGAAGCTGACCAAGGATCAACAGATCGAAGTGGGCCGGCAACTGCTGGCTCGTGCGTGGTTCAATTCAGACACGACCACCGATGGGATGCGGGCGCTGCGCAACTACAAGTTCCAGTATGACCAGAAGCGGCAGGTGTTTAGCTTGGCACCGGTACATGACAAGAACTCCAACTTCTCCGATGCGTGGATGATTGCAGCAGTGGGTCTGCGCAAGGTGGGCGACATCGGCGGGGGCGGCGGGGGTTCCGGGATAGGGGATGATGCGATCTTCGGCGCGGCCAGCGAGGATGATGGGCGACCGTTGGCCGAGCCCTACGAACTGGATGACATGATTTTTTAAAACTGGCATTGACACAAAAAACCTGACCCCCTACAATGCGCTGAATTGTAGGGGGTTTTTCATGGCAAACGCGCGGTTGCTCAGGCAGAGAGTTGAAGACGCTCAAAAGGAACAGGTTGCGTTGAATGCGCAGTATGAGAAGGATTATGAGGCCTATGTTGGTGAGGTTGATAAATTCAACGCCGGTGTCACTTCGTCTTTATGGAACCCGGAAACACATGTCTATCTGCGCGACGCAAAAGCACAAAACGAGTCCTATGCAAGATCGATCGGCCCTTCATCATATGATCCTTCAAAGCTTGAGTTCGCTCCTTCAAGTTCTGTGAGCGACAAGGTTATTGAGAACTCACCTTTGATGGAGCAGCTTGTCAGGAACCCTACCACCGGAAAGGTTGAAATTTACACCGCGTCGGTTGTCCCTGATGCTGACGGTGCCCCGACTCAAAACAAAACATGGGCGCTATCGGGTGAAGCGAACATCCTGAACTCAAACATTAAGGTTCCGGTTCCGCAAGCGGCCAGAACACCTAACCTCACGGTCAGCGACATTCGTGAGCTGGCCGATCCCGGACAGAACCAAGCATCGCTCTCAATGCTGGCGGCAAAAGGGATCATCGGAAAATCCCAACTGGCCGGCGACTATTACTCGAAGAACAGCGCCTTCAACGATCCAAAAGACCAGAACAATCTCAAACAACATGGCGTACTTGCCCGAACCCTTGGTGGCCAATTATGAATCAGAACACCCTAGCTGAAGGTACTCTTTGTGCATTGGACGATCTCAGCGAAGAAGAACTTCAAGCGATGGAAGATGCCGCCGCTTTGAAGAAACAAGAAGACTTCGAGCGGAGGGAGAAGTTGGCCGGCCTGATCACCAAGCACAGAGACGGCGCGATTGTTTTCCGGGTGGCCAGCGGCATTGAGCGACAGTGGGCTGAAGACCAAGCGTACTATGAGGGTGAGGAAGATACTGCCCAAAGCTCATGGTACAAAGGTCTGACGAATTCATCGCCACTGATTGCGAAGCCGAAAGCAAAGTACAAATCCAAGGTCTTTCTGAACATCACTCGGGTGTATGTTGAAACCGCCGCGAGCAAGGTGATTGAAGTCCTGTCTCCCACAGATATGCGAGCATGGTCGATTGAGCCGAGTGCTATTCCGAACATGCCTGAAAAGCCGAGCCCACTTGTGCAGTCACTCCAAGCGATGCAGGCCGAGCAGCAACCGCAACCGGTGCGGCAACAGATCGGGCCTGACGGACAACCCGTACAGGCTCCGGCTCCGGTTGCACCCCCGATCGATCCTGTTGAAGAGATGATGAAGGCCGCTCAGCGCGCGGCGTTGGGGGCTCAAACATGGATCGACAACTCTCTGAGTAGGTGCGACTTCCAAGGTCAAATCCGGGTTGTGATCGATGACGCAAGCCGACTCGGTACAGGCGTCATGCGCGGGCCAATTCCGGTCAATCACCGCTCGATGAAGATCGATCATGATCAACAGACAGGTGAGCAGAAGGTAAGCATTCTTGAAGCGGTAGGGCCACAGTCGAAAGCGATCAGTTGTTGGGATGCCTACCCTGACCCTGCTTGCGGCGATAACATCCACAACGGTCAGTTCTTCATCGAACACGACATGATGGTTGAGAAGCAAGTCAATGATCTGAAGGATCAACCGGGATACCTCGCTGAACAGATCGACAAGGTTTTGGCCGAAGGGCCGAAGGCGAACAACTCCGCAACGTTCGCGACCCCGCCGCACCAAGCAACAGACCCCAAGGCACAGAGATTCCATGTCTGGTATTACTATGGGTTCATGCTGCGCGACGATGTGCTGGCGATGAATTGCGTGTGCAACGAAGAGGACGAGCTGGAAGGTATCGGCTACCCGGTCATTGTCACGGTGATCAACGACACGCCGGTGAAGGTTCATTTGAACCCGATGAACGATGGTCGCTTCCCCTACGATTTCATGGTGTGGCAGAAGGTCGCCGGAAGCCCGTTCGGTATCGGCATTGCAAGGCAGATCAGAACCTGTCAAGCAATCCTGAACAACCATGTTCGCGCGATGATGGAGAATGCCGGCCTGACCAGCGGCCCGCAGATCATTCTCTCCCGTGGTTCGATTCAACCCGCTGACAACTCGTGGGAGATCACGCCGAGAAAGATATGGCTGATCAAACCGGACGCAGATATTCAGGATGTGCAGAAGGTGATGAACGCCTTCAACATCCCGAGCCAGCAGGCAGAGCTGCTCGCGGCAATCGACTTCGCCCTGAAGATGGCCGAGAACGTAACCGGGTTGCCGGTGCTCCTGCAAGGGCAGACCGGGCCGAACGGTGTGCCTGAGACCTTGGGTGGTATGGTGATCCTTGTTGCCAACGCCAGCTCGTTGATCCGGCGCATTGCGCGCATCTTCGATGACTCGCTGACCAAACCTCACATCACGGCTTACTACAACTTCATGATGCTGTATGCCGATGACCCGAGCATCAAGGGCGACTTCCGTATCATAGCGCACGGTGCAACGGAACTTGTTGCACGCGACCAGCGCAATACCTTTATCACTCAAGCGGCACCGCAGATGTCGGCCAATCCTTCCTTCGGCATCGATCCGACGCGCCTGTTCAAACAGATCGCCAAGATCAACGGTATGCCAGATGCTGAGACCATCATGTTCAGCCCGGAAGAAATGAAGCTGGTCAATCAATCCCAGATGGATGCGGCCAACAACGATCCTCGCGTCATGGCGGCGGGCATCCAAGTGCAAGGCAAGGTCAAGGTTGCAGAGATCGAATCCGACACGCACAAAGAGCGCATCGCAAAAGACAGAGACCGCGACACGATCTATGTCAACGCGGAGACCATGCGAACGCAAGTCACCGGCGAGATCAAAATGGCCGAGCTCCAAATGCGTGAGCGGCTGGCCATGCTCGAATATGCGAACAAGAACAACATCTCCCTTCAAAAGCTCAAGGCAGATTTGGCGATCTCGCTAAGCAGAAACGATCTTGCGCGCGAACTGGCTTCCATGCCGACAGTGCAGCGTGTTGAAGATGCGGCGATTGCTGGTGCAACAAACCTCAAGCCGACATCGAATGAGACTCAGGATGCACTCAGTAGCGGCGAGGCACCACCGGTCATGCCGGCCAACGTCGCGCCTCAAGGTGAGCCACCCGGTGCCGCCCCGTTGGGCATGGGTGCCGAGCTGTAATTGACAGGGATATGCGAAGTTGCTACTATTTTGTTTTTAAACAGGAGATTCACTGATGTTTCCTTTACCGGAAGATCACGAGCTGCAATCGGCTGACAGCATCCCAATCAAGAACGAAGAATCTCGTGAGCAGGCCCGCCTTGTTGCCGGCCTGCGCAAGTGCTGGTCGGCGCTTGAGGAAAATCGTCGCCCGATAGTCTTCGCTATTCCGAACGGCGGGTCGCGCAACAAGATCGAAGCCATGAGGATGAAAGCTGAAGGGGTGCTCGCAGGCGTTCATGATCTCTGCATTGTGCGTTCCTTTGGGAGAACAATCTGGGTTGAAATGAAATCCAGCACAGGGTCACTATCGAAAGAACAACACGATATTCATAACGACTTCGGCGCTCTCGGGCATATTAGCGTTATTGCATATTCAGCCGAAGACGCTTTGAAGAAATTGAGCCTGCTACCATGAACGATCCGGTCATCAAGATCGAAAGAACAAGCTCGACGTGGATCAACATCAAGAGCTATGTTGAACGGCGCATTGAAGAGCTTCAACGACGCCTTGAGAGCGATGCCGCTTGGGATGAAGTGGTTGCTTCTCGGGCTCGACTAAAAGAGCTGCGCACATTCCTCGAATCAACTCAGGCCGAACTGCCGCTCGTTGAAGCTGAATTCGAATTCGAAATCCCCGGTTAATAGGAGAGAAGCAAATGGAATCAGAAGATAACATCCTCGTTGAAGAACAAACCCCTGAAGAAGCGGCGGCTGAGAACGCTGCTTTCGTGCAAGCTTTCAACTCTGAAGTCGCTGTTCATGAGGCCGATATTCAGGAAGAGGTTGTGCGCAAGCCGCGCGCCAAGAAAGCTCCGAAGGAACCTACCGATGAACCAGAGGTGACGCCGGTTGTTCAACAAGCTGGAACCTTCGCAGACCCTGCCGCACAACCCCGGCTGTTTGCCGGCTTGACTGAAGAGCAGGTGAGTGCGGCCTTGGCGCGAAACGCGACGATACAAACGACCGTCGATAAGATGGCCGGTCGCATTGGCCAGTTGATGCAGCAGATCGAACAGCTTAAAACGGCACCCTCTGTCGCACCGGCAACCCAACAGGCACTCGATCTCAAACTGGAAAAGCTTTCGGCGGCATTTCCTGAACTGGCTGAGATACTTCGAGAAGACCTCAAGAGCGCGCAGGGCGCACCTGTGGCGACGTCGAACGCTGTCACCCAACCCTCAATAGCCCAAGCTGACTTTGATGCCTTGGTGAGCCAGCGTGTCAGTGCGGCGATAGCAAGTCAGGATGAGAAGACGGAAGTTAAAATCCTGACCGCTCTCCATCCGGATTGGCCAACTGTCATTCGAAGCCCTGAGTTTGCGGTGTTCCGTGAAAATGTGTTGCCGCCCGGTATGGGCAAGACGCTGATGGAGTCCGAAGACTCTGCGTTCATCAGCCAGAAACTCACCGAGTTCAAAAAGTGGCACGCGGAAAGCACCAAGCTTCCAAGCGCCGACCCGGAACAAATCCCTGATCCGACCCCGCTGCCGAGCCCGCAGAAGAACCGCTTGGCAAACGCTGTTCGTCCGACCGGCGCTGCCACAGTGGTCAATGGGATAGCAACCGAAGAGGATGCTTTCCTTTCAGGTTTCAACGCAGAACGTGCGAAGACAGGATATTGAAATGGATAACCAACACGAAAAAATCAAAGGTAGATTTTGATCGTGGGTGGTGGAATTTATTCAATCAGGTGTTTAGTAAATGGAAAGGTATATATCGGTTCAACTTTTTCTTTTGCTAAGCGATTCAAATCTCACAGTTTTCATTTGAATCGCGGTGATCATCGTAATATACTTCTTCAGCGCGCGTGGTTGAAGTACGGTGCGGAAAATTTCACTTTTTCCGTGCTTGAGACAATTGAAAAAGTTGATCACCTACTTGCACGAGAACAGATATGGATGGACAGTACGCAAAACAAATTCAACATCTTACCGTTAGCTGGCGCAACGCGCGGGGTAAAGCGTAGCGAAGAAACAAAAGCGCGAATGTCGGCAGCAAATAAAGGGCAAGTTGTCAGTGCTGAACAAAGAGCTGCAACTTCAGCAAGGCAACTTGGTAAAAAAGCTTCTGACGAAACGCGAGTTAAGATGTCACTTGCTAGGATGGGAAAGAAGCTTCCAGCATTTAGCGATGACCATAGAGCTAAGATGTCACTTGCTAGGATGGGAAAGAAAAGAACATTTACTTCACAACATTGTGAAGCGTTGCGAAAATCAGCAACCGGTAGGGTTATGTCGGAAGAAGCTAAAGTTAAAATGAGTATGGCAAAGAAAGGGGTGAAGAAGGTCTTCACCGAACAACATAAAGCAAACATCAAAGCCGCGTGGCAGCGGCGTAAAAAGGAGCAAGTAAATGACGAGTAAAATCAAAGGCTACCGCGATCTGAATCAGACTGAAATCGATCTGATGAATCGCGTCAAAGCCAAAGGTGAAGAGCTTGATGATCTGTGCGCCGACATTGGCCGCTACCTCATCGAGCTTGGTGAGAACTGCGACGACGACCGCATCCAAGAGCTTCTGAAGTCCAATCCCCGCATGTGGCTTCAGATGGGCGCCTATGATTTGCAGTGCGGTTTGATGAAGCTTGTTCGGTCAGTAGCGCAACCTTCAAATTTCTGATTGCAACAGCTTTAAGTTTGCTTTATAGTTCGGTTAATAAAACCTAACCCTGAAAGCTTGATATGCCACCGATGTTTGACAAACGCAAATATGACGGTTTAAGCACCGACGAAAAGTTGAACATGGTGCTTGAGTCAATTGAGCAACTACTCGAAGCTTTCCCGGACGGCATCGCAGCTCACCGGCAAGCGCACCAAGCGTGGATCGATGCCAAGAATGCAGAAGTGAAGTTCTGGCAAGAGCTGAAACTTGACATTGCGAAAAAGGGTCTTTGGGGTTTGCTGACCATGTTGGTTGGTTTGGTTGTTGTTGGTGTCACGGTGAGTTCTCAACGCTGGTTTCACTAAGGGGTTGTTATGTTGAAGTTGATCGGTAAGCGCGCTTGGTTTCTCTTCGGATTAAGTTCAATTGCCATTGCAATCTCACTGCTCACCGACCCGGATGGAAACGGTTTATCCACTTTGCTTGGTGGTCTGTCGCTTCTTCAGGGTGTTTGGGCAGTCCTTCTCGCACATCTCTCCCGGAAAGCTCTGACCGATTACGTCGAAGCTGATGCACAAAATCTATTCAGTCTAGCGCGTGAAACATCTGTTGGTTCAGGTCTAGCTCTGATAGCGTTGGCGATAACCTTCTTCGGCCTGCTTCTGGTGTTCTCACCGAGGGCGCACGCTGAGAATATTCCACCGGGATTCATTCAATACGGCCCGATGTTAAAGGCTGAACAGCAAAAGCACTGGCCAAACCATCCTGATCCATCCCTGCTCGCCTCTCTCATTGAACAGGAAAGCTGCATCTCTCTGAAGTCTCCGCACTGTTGGAATCCGGGATCACGCTTGAAGAGTGCGCGTGAAGAAGGTGCTGGTTTTGGCCAGATTACCCGAGCTTATCGACTGGACGGTTCGCTCCGCTTCGATACCTTGTCCGATCTGAAACGACAGTACGTAACGGAGTTGGGTGGGTGGTCTTGGGATAATGTCTATCAGCGGCCCGAGCTTCAGTTACGCGCCTTGGTGCTCATGTCACGCGACAACGCGAACAGGTTCAAGCAGACAAACGAATGGCTTGCCTTCGGTGATGCAGCTTACAATGGCGGGATCACCGGTGTTCAAAAAGAACGGAGAGCGTGTGAGCTTACCTCTGGTTGCGATCCTTCTCTCTGGTTCGACAATGTGGAACGGTATTGCCTAAAGTCTAGGCAACCGTTGTATGGTGGGCGCAGTGCCTGTGACATCAATCGTGAGCACGTTCGAAACGTGTTCTTTGTTCGCAAGGTTAAATACGAAGGTCGAGTATGATCTCTAAAATTTTGGGCTTTGTCACCGGGAACCCGTGGGTTCTGATTGCACTGTTTGCTGTCGGATTCATTGCGGGCGGGGCTGGCGCGTGGCACATTCAAGGCTTGAGGATCACCGCAGTGCAGGCTGAGTTCGATGGATTCGTTGCATCAACCAAGGCCCAAGGTGAAGCGGCAAAGAAGATTGCCGATGAACAAATCGCATCTGACAAACTGAAAAAGGAACTCTCCGATCATGAACATGAAATTACTCTTGCTGCTCTGCGTGCTGACAATAAGCGGTTGCGCAACGCCCGTGCCGCTGGCCGTTTCCTACCCGCCCCCGCCCCCGGTGCCAGAGACCCTGAAACAATCTGCTTCGACCGAACCCTCGTTGAGCGAGCGATACAACAACTCGATTCTGAAGTTTCAGGCCTCATTGCAGAAGGCGACGAAAACACCCTCTCATTAAATGATGCCCGAAGGTGGGCTGTTGGAATCAGAAAGGAATTGAAATGAGCGCAAATGATATTTACGGGACACTGGTCGATCTTGATGTCCTATTTGCAAAAAGGAATTCAGCAAAGATTGTCACTGGCGTTCGGCGCGGTGATGAAGATGTTCCTGTTGTCACCAAGAAGACCGATCCGGTCACTGGCAAACCACTGAATCTAACCGCTGGCTCGACTTCCGTTCTAGCTCTTAAAACTGCATCACTGAAACCCTATCGATTAGCAACCTTTGGGGATTCAAGGGCGAACAGTGGCGGTCAAGTATATGGGGCGTCACCAAATGGCCCCAGCGGTGAGAAAGTTCCAGGATGTCTGTCTCGTATTCGTGGAGACATCCAGATTGTTTTCAACGGAGGCGTGTCAGGGGGAACAACAGCCAACTGGAATAACAACACCGAGAGCCGGGTAACAAATAAACAAACGGTAGCAGATATGCTGCTAACCTGCCCCGACATGTGTTACATCCAATTTGGGATCAACGACATTATCGGAGCGGTTGCAGATGCTACGGTAATTGCCAACCTGAAGGACATCGTTAACCGAATTGTCGGAGCGGGGATCCCGGTTATTTTCGAGTCGATCAATCCCTGCGCCACGGGGTCGATCAGCTACATCAATGGGTATTCCGCTGCCGGAGGGTACGGGGCTAGTTTTGCTGCGAAACAGGCCTCGCAAATTGCGATCAATGCTGCTATGCAAGCGTGGCTCGCTCAATTCCCCGGAAATATCGCCCTTTACGTCGATACCAGCTCAGTCTCGACTGCCGCAGACGGCTACGCCAAAGCGGATAAAACCTACTCCGACGGCACGCATATGAGCAGCATCGGAACGATGTCGGCGGCGGCACTGATTAACACCGCAATGCTCCCCTACTGGCCGTTGCGCTATGGTCAGCGACTCAAGCCTTTGTACTCCAATCCGACGAACCGTTCTATGCTGACCCCGACGACCGGGAGAGCCGCTAAATTTTCGGCAATCGCTAACGAGTCAGGAACCGCAACAGCAACGTATTCCGTGGTAGTGGACGACGAGGGGGACTTGTGCCAAGAGTATAACGTCACCGTTTCTGCGCTTGCGTCGGGAGCTTCCGTTCAGCGGTTTGACATACTGACCGATGTGACGGGCGCAACCCCGATTTTGTCCTTGGTTGCCGGCGACGTTGTGCAAGGGGCTGTTGATTACTACATCGACAACGGGGATGGCGGCGCCCCGATTGCGGCTAATGTGTTTGCACGTCTACGAATGTACTATGACGCAACGTACAACACCCGCACGACGGTATATACCAGCCACGGAGGAACGACAGGAGCGGCACTCGGATCAACAGATCATCCCGCATTGCCCGCTGCGGAACGCGGAAAACTGCTAACGGGTGCTGTTGCTCTCGATACTGACTCAACGCACCTCACTGTTTCATCGGCTTTGCAGGTCTATTTGTTCTGCAACCAACTCGGCACCTATCGATTACGTGTAAAAAACCCGCAGTGTTGTAAAGTGACGGGGAGCGTCTTGTCCGTCACTCCTCCCGCGACTACTGTAGCGTACAGCAACACAACCCAGACCAATCAACAGGTCATCGTTTCCGGGGGCACAGTAACCGTTATTGCGATCAATGGTGTGGCTACTGGACTTACAAGCGGGGTATTTACCCTCAATCCGGGAGACTCACTGACGCCGACATACTCAGTGGCTCCAACTTTTCTTGTTAAGCCGATTTAATTTAGCGTGATTGCATGACAGGTATTTGCCTAACTAAAGACGAACATGGGCATGGGGACACGCAACAAAATACTTGACAATTCGCAAACGCTTAATTACAGTTCGCACATAACGCCCTTCGTGACGTTCGCTAGACCAGACCTTTCAGGCCGGTTGCTGTACAAAATGTAGTTCAAACCGTGCTTTTTAATTTTTACTGAAAGGATTCAAAATGGCTCAGCAACTTATGGCTACGCAAGCCGCACGAATTGGTAAGTGGAAGGGTGAGATTCTTGCTCGCGCTATCCCTACCGAAGTTCTAGCAATGGCCGGAGTCACCAAACAAATTCCGAAGAACGTTTCTGATACCGTCGTTTATCGCCGTTGGGTTCCCTACAACGCCGGTGCAGGTTTGCCGAACGTACTGATCCCGAGCGTGTCTCCGACTTCCACGGTTGAAACCGATGTGTCGAACCGTGTGACGACCATCATCACCAACAACACCTTGGCTGAAGGCACAACCCCTTCCGTCGATAGCTTGGTGGCTCAGGACATCACCGCAGTCGTGATCCAACTTGGTTGCCTGTATGGTTTCAGTGACAAGGTTGCCGACCTGTATGAAGACGACATCAGCGACGCGCTGAAGACCCAAGTGGCCGACCGCATCACGTTCGTTCGTGAAATGGAAATCTACTCCAAGGTTCGCGCTTCGACCAATCGCTTCTTCGGCGGAACCGGCACTACACTTGCAACGGTCAATGGCAAGCTGACTGCGAAGCTTCTGCGGCGTGCCGCACGTTCGCTGTTCCTGAATCACGCCAAAAAGCCGACCAGCATTCTCGCCCCGACGCCGAACATCGGCACCAAGGCAATTGAAGCAGCGTACCTCGCCTTCTGTTCCGGCGACATCGAAGCTGATCTACGTGACACCACGGCTTTCCCAACCTACACCCCGGTCGCTGCCTACGGTTCGCGCAAGCCTGTTCATGAAAATGAAATGGGTTCGTTCGAGAACTTTCGCTTCATCGCTTCGCCTGAACTGGTTGCTTTCCAAAATGGTGGCGTGGCCATCGCTTCAAGCCCGAACTGCGTGACGACCGGCGGCACCGTAATTGATGTGTATCCGATCATCGTGGTTAGTCAGGAATCCTTCGGCACCATTGGTCTGCGCGGTTCGAAAGCGTTCGATCTGTCGGTCATCCCTGTCGGAAACAAAGACAGCGCCGACCCTCTGGGCCAGCGTGGTTATGTCGGTGCCAAGTTCTACGCCGTCACCACCCTGCTGAACCAGCAATGGCTGGCTGTCCTTCTCGTTGCAGCCGGCGATCTGATCTAATCGGTCAGCGGTAATTGAATCAGGCCCGATGAAATTTGGGCCTGTTTTCGAATAAAGGATTTGAAATGAACGTTCCCGGAATTAACGTGCCTGTAACCGGCGTTGCTGTGTTCAGCGACACTTCGGCCCATCCCGGCCCATACATCGCTCTGTTCTGTATTACAGCTGTTGTTTTTTCAGCTTGGTCTGAACTTAGTGGCACCGGAACGATGACCGGTTTGACCTTCCCTGCTGGAAGTTGGATTTACGGTGACATCTCGAATTTCACAATGACATCTGGTTCTGTTCGAGCCTATCGCGTTTAACTTGACTGTCATAAGCGTTTGAAGTAACATGATTTTTTCAATAGGAGAGCAATATGGGCAAAGGTAGCCTTGATTCACCCGAAATTGATACGAAGCAACCCGCTGAAGTTTTCGACACGATATTCGTCGAAGAGCAGGAGATCGAAACTGTTCCCGGCATCAGTCCCGGTCTGAAGGGTAAAGGCGGGCTCGATCCGTACTTGCAGGAACTGGCGTTCAACGAAGAAATGGTCGAAGTCATGGTGCATGAAAGCACCAACGACAATGACGAGAACCCTGTCTTCACGGCTTGCAACGGCGTTTCGCAATACTTCTTCAGGGGTATCCCTCAGCTTGTTAAGCGGAAGTACGTTGCGATCTTGGCTTCATGCAAAGAGCACCGTGTAACCACGCCTTCATACGTTTCCGACGATGGAACGCGCGGCATGTCTGTAAAGCGCACGAGCTTCTTGAAGTATCCGTTCTCGATCATCCATGATGCCAACCCTCGCGGGCCTGAGTGGTTGAAGGCGCTGTTGAGATCACCGACATAAAACCGAACCGGGACTTTCACTCCTGTTTGCCCGGTTTTGTTTTTGGCCCGCATGACTTGCTCTGCGGGCTTTTTTAATTTAAAGTTGCATCTGTTGTTGCGGGGGTTGAAATGAATTTTCTTCAAATGTGCCAAAGAGTTTTCACTGAAGGCGGCTTGTCTGGGCAAATTACCAGCACTGAAAACCAATCGGGCGAAGCCCTTCGAGTTGTTCAATGGGTTCAACAAGCCTATGTTGAAATTCAAAATGACCAAGGGTTGAACTACGACTTCCTGCGCAAGAATGTTACCTTCAAATTGACAGCGGGAAAGCAGCGCTATTCTTTCACAGAACTTGGTTTGCCAAATGGAGCGCAGTTCGATGAAAACTCGGTTCGTGTTGCTTTGAACGATACCTTGTCGGACGAAACCTACCTCACCAAAATGCAGTATCCTGAGTTTCGCGACTACTGGCTCTTCTCAAGTCGGCGAACGGTTCAATCCCGACCGGTCAATTGCACGGTCGATATCGAACTGAACCTCTGCTTCGCCCCTACTCCGGACAGTGCATACAACACGAACTTCGAATATCTCATCCTACTTGACGAACTCGTGCATAACGATGACGTGCCGCGTTTTCCAACGCGCTTCCATATGGCGATTGTTTGGCACGCCCTGCGCAGCTACGGGATGTTCGAAGCGGCCCCTGAAGTTGTGTCGCGCGCTGACGCAACCTATCGCCAAACGATCTTCCAGCTTCAGCTTGATCAATCCCCTGAAGTCACCACCGGTGGTGCAATATGCTAAACCTTCCTCAAATGGCACCGGTCACGCATGACCTCGTTCCTTTGAATGGTGGTTTAGACCAAGTGACCTCTGCTTATAGCCTGCCGCCCGGTGCCCTGCGCGCCTCGCTGAACTACGCTTGTAGGGCGTTGGGGGGTTACTATCGGATACCGGGCTACGAACGCTTCAGCGGCATGCCGAGTCCTAGCGCGGCCAGCTTTGTCGTGATCAATGTCACGCTCAACATCGGGGAGACGATCACCGTTGGCCAGAGCGGAACGTTCGGTAGCGTGACAGGGGTTGTTTGCTACGTTGATCCTGCGTTGAATTTCATCGGGGTAACAAAAACAGCCTCAACTTTTTCTGATCCTTTCGTTTCAGGAAACATCACAATCGGTTCTGTGATCGGCACTGCGACAAGCTACAAAACCAACCTCAGTTCGCGCGACACAGGTATCTTCAAGAAAGCAGCGAGTGATATTTATCGCGCTGATATTCTGCGCGTTCCGGGTTCTGGGCCGATTCTCGGGGTTGTCTATTACAAAGGTGTGGGTTACGCCTTCAGGAATAATGCGGGTGGAACTGCGGCTGAGATTTACAAATCCAGTGTTTCAGGTTGGCAACTTGTCAACCTTGGCAAGAAAGTCAATTTCACCGCGATGGCAACCGCCGAACCAACGGAAGGAAGCACCTTGACCAAAGGTGGTGTCACGGCGACGATTGATCGCTGGATCATCACGAGCGGTGATGTTCTTGCTGGAACAGCCGCTGGTTATTTCGTTGTCTCGAATGTCAGTGGTGGTAGTTTCAGCGCTGGCGCGGCAACGTATCCGGGCGGCTCAACCACACTATCTGGTGCCGAAACTCAGATCACCCTTTTGCCAAACGGGAAGTACAATTTCAACATCGGGAACTTCAAGGCGTACTCGGCAACTGAGCGCATCTATGGTGCTGACGGTGTGAATGATATGTTTGAGTTTGACGGCACGGTGTATGTTCCGATTCCGGTTCAGAGCGCTTTCAAGCCGAAAAATGCGATAGTGCATTGCAATCATCTCATGGCCGCTGTGTCGTCTTCTCTGATTCATTCAGCTCTAGGGAAACCTTACAACTTCGAAGTCATCCTCGGTGCAGGAGAAATAGGCACTGGTGGTGAGATCACCGACCTATTGCTGATTCCGGGAAATCAAGGTGTCGCTTCGCTTTTGGTTCTATCAAACAATGCCACTTGGATTCTTTACGGAACAAGCAGCGCTGATTGGAAATTTGTCAATTACAACTCAGGCATTGGCGGGAAAGCAAGATCGGCACAAAACCTGTATGACATTTTCTTCACAGACGATAGCGGCACAAGCACGCTGAAGCAATCGCTGAATTTCGGAAATTTTGATTCACAGCGCATCACCCATACTATTCGACCTTTCATAGACACAAGGCGGGGTGAGAACGTCAATTCAAGCTTGAACAGAAAAGAATCTCAGTACAGAACGTTTTATGAAGACGGTTACGGGCTATACACCACGGTATTTGGTGGTGAAGTTGTCGGTCACTCCCTTGTGCTTTATTTGCACCCTGTTGTGTGCTCGTTCGATGGTGAGGGTTCAAACGGGGTTCAGGTAAATCTGTTTGGAACGGCAGATGGTTTTGTCATGATGAATGATGTTGGAACCAGTTTTGACGGTGAGAAGATTCTTGCCTACATCAATACCAACATCAACGCGGTGAAGAGCGCGCGCATTCGAAAGCGTTTCAGGAAAGCTGTCATTGAGGTTCAGTCCGAAGCTTACGTTGAACTAAACGTAAGCTACTCGTTTGATTGGGCAACACCCTTCATTCAACCGCACGCAAACATTGTTCAGTCGGGAGATTTCGCAGGACTATCGTTCTGGGATTCAATGATCTGGGATGCTTTTTATTGGGACGGAAGAACCGACGATGCCATTTCGGTTGAATTGCAAGGAACGGGTGAGAACCTTCAAATGCAGGTGTTTTGCAATCTGGACTTCATTGAAGAATTCACATTGCCAAGTGTTGTTTTCCACTATACTCCGCGAAGAGCGAATCGTTAATAGGAAGAGAAACAAAAATGTCAAATCAATATTACACCGAATCTTCTGTTCCGGGACAAAGTAGCCCCGGAACATCCCTGTTAATTCGAGCTGAGTTTGCAGCAATTCGAGCAGCCTTTGACAAGTTGCCGCCGATGCTTGGCAACAATAACAAAATTGTCACCGTGAATGGTTCGGGTACAGCGCTGATGGTTGCCGGCGTTTATGGTACTGCTGCCTCAGTGGATGTCGGTTCAGGCACCGGTCAAATCCCAACGCTCATTGCTCCAAACATGCTGGCGGCATTGGACGCCTCTCAACTATTGAACGTTCCTGTGAATCAAGGTGGGGTTATTGATGTTGCTCACGGTGGGACTGGTGGCACTGACGTTCCTACAGCTCAGGCAAACTTGGGGATCGATCTGAAGGCCGATGCTGCTAACGCTGTGCTGACTGGCGCACCGGTTGCGCCAACGCCGGTTGGCGGTGATGACTCTGTTCGAATTGCGACCACGGCTTTTGTTCAAGCAACGGTGGTTGCAACTGGTTCGTTTGCACCTTCAAACGCGACACCTTTGATCAACGGGGTTGCCAACTCAGGTGTATCCGGTCTGGGATCACGGGTGGATCACGTTCATCCGACTGATACTTCACGCGCACCGCTGGCCAGTCCTGTTTTCACCGGAGACCCGCAAGCTCCGACGCCGGCAACCGCAGACAATGATACGTCGATTGCAACGACAGCCTACGTGAAAGCCTCCTTGTTGGCTGACCGACCCTTCTCCGCAACGAGTCCTATTATCGACGGAACGGCGAACCCCGGTGTTGCGGCAAATGTTTCTCGTGGTGATCACGTTCATCCGACTGATACTTCACGCGCACCGCTGGCCAGTCCTGTTTTCACAGGCGACCCGCGCGCCCCGACGCCGGCCACCGCAGACAACGACACGTCGATTGCAACGACAGCTTATGTGAAGGCGTGCCTTGCGCTTGCCCCGAGCGGAATTCTCGCTTCGAACGTCACACCTTTGATGAACGGAACGGCGAGCGCTGGCGCGGGTGTGGATGGTTCTCGTTATGATCACGTTCATCCGACTGACGCTTCCCGAGCGCCGGTTGCATCACCGACCTTCACTGGAACGGTCAGCGGCATCACTGCTGCGATGGTCGGTTTATCCAATGTGGATAACACTTCGGATGTCAATAAACCGGTCAGCACGGCTCAGCAAACAGCGCTTGATCTGAAGTTATCAAAGACATCAGACACAGGTAGCGCGCTTATCCCATCTGGAACACAAGCTCAACGCGATGGATCACCGACCGTTGGCGCACTTCGTCACTCGACAACGAGCGGCGGTTGGGAAGGTTGGAACGGAACCAGTTGGGTTCCTCAGCTCTCCGGTGCAACTTCAAAAATTCAACCGATCACAGCGTCACTCGCTGCCGGTGCTATTACGATCAATGCGAGCGAGTTGTCTCTTGATTTCCGCAACGCCTCACCTTTGACAAGTGGGGCGATTACCACCGTTGTCGGCACTCCAGCGACGCTTGTTGTTGCTACTACCGACAGTTTTGGTGACGCTTTTCCAAACAGCGGCAAAGTTCGCCTAACTGTTTTAGCCATGAACGTTGGTGGCACGATTGAATTGGCTGTTACTGCGCTTAATGACTCCGTGATCAACGAAATGGGAGTTGTGACAACAGCAATTGCTGCTACAGATATAAGTCATATCAAAGCGAATAATGTTCGAACTGGCGTCGCCTATCGTGTTATCGGTTTTATTGATGCGTCGCGTAGGGCCGCTACGGATTGGGTTTCTCACACCCTCACACAAGGGGCGGGAGGTGTTGCAAATAACGAAGTTGAAAGTGGAACGTTTGCTCCAGCTTTCACAGGACACGCAGGTACAATTTCAACAACCAGCGCGACCTATTCGAAGCGAGGGAACGTTGTCACTGTCAGCATTGAACTGACCGGAACAAACATAGCCTTCACAGCGGGCGCGGCTTATATCAACGCCCCACCGTTTGATTGCCCGAATAACGTTCCAGCGCAACTTCACGTGTCTGCCGGTGCAGCAGTTGCTTCGCTGACATCGCGAGGTGTTGCGAACAAGACGACTGGCACTGCTTTTTGGTTGCCGACTTCAGCCGCTGCAAATCGGGTTCATATCACCGGCACCTATATCACAACGTAAAATGTTGTAAGGTGTTATTTAAAAGTAGTATTATTAGCGCGTTCAAAAGAAGAGGTCATCATGCCGGTCACTACCCCAATCACACAAACAGGTTCTGTCACACCGATCACCCCTGTTCAATCGGGCGCACCGGCAGTAGTGAATCCATCGACTGTCGCTCAAAGCGCTTTAACCACGCCGACCGTGAGTACGGTTCAAGACCAACTCACCGGTATCTTGAACAAGGGCGGGCCGCTGATGCAACAAGCTGAAACCTACGGGGCTCAGCAGGCGCAGCAACGTGGTTTGCTGAACAGCAGCATGGGTATCCAAGCGGCTCAAGCGGCGGTATATGGCGCGGCCACTCCAATTGCACAGGCCGATGCGAGCGCAACGAACAATGTGAATTTGCAGAACGCCCAGACCCTGAACAACAACCTGCAAACAACGGCCAACACCGAGAACAGCATCAATCAGTTCAACTCGCAGTCGGCTACGCAGAACAATCAGTTCAATACATCGGCAACGAACTCTGGCCAGCAGTTCAACGCGCAACAGAGCAATGCGATGTCGCAGTGGAACGCTGGCCAACAGAACGCGGCAACCTTGCAGGCAATGGATGTGAATAGCCGTGAGACCTTGGCGAACATCGAGGCTGATTACAAGCAGATCATGCAAGTCAATTCCAGCGCCGGCTCGCTGTACGAACAGGCTATGAAGAACATCACCGACATCCAAGGCAACAAGGACATTGCCGACAAGACCACGGCAGTCAATAGCCAACTCGCGTGGTTGAAGAGCGGTATGCAAATGATCCAAAATCTCAACGGTGTTACCGGATTGGTCACGTTCTAATGCAATTTCCATCTGACATCAGAGTTCATCAAGCCACGGTCGCGCGCTTCACCGGTGATCGCGGGCCTTGGCTTGAGCATCTGGTAGAAGATGAAGGGATGAGTTTCGAGCAAGCAATGGAAACCTTGGCACCGTGGAAGCTGATTCCTTTTCACGATGAAAACGGAACCCACATGGGAACGTTGTTGAAGGACAAGAAGGAAGTTCATTTCGCCGGATATCGTAAGTATCGGTACAGCGGCAACATCACTGCAAAAAGGTTGGCAGAATTCTTTCAGCCGATTTTAGATGCAGAAGTTTTTTTGGTGACAAAGATCGACCCGAAAGAAAGCTCTCGATTCATTGAGCATTTGGGTTTTCAAGAGATGGGTGTGGCAGGGGATGGTGTTCGAACATTCATCCTGAACGATATAAAATATCCAGAGGTAAAGACATGCAACAATTAACCGCATTCGAAGTGCATAAGCACGGTCAAGAACTCAAGCTGATGATGAGCGAACTTCCGTATGGAGACCCGTTCTCCGGAACCCCTTACGGTCAATATCACAAGTCAAAGGGTTTGGGTATGATCTTGGGTGTCGTCGCCTCTGTTGTCACGATGGGTGCCGCACTGCCTATGCTTGGTTCATCGCTTCTCGCTACTCAGATCGCCGGTGGTGTCATGATGACAGGTGGTGTTCTCAGCGGTGTCGGCGCTATCACTGGAAACAAAAAGCTGGCCATGATAGGCGGTGTCCTATCGCTTGCCGGTGCCGTAGGTGGTTTTGCAAGCAACGCGACAGGTGGTTTTGGGATGGGCAGTTCAAATGTTTCAGTTCAAAACTTTGCCGGCAACATGATGGAAACAATCAACAGCACAGGGATCAACGTGTTCAACCCTGATGTTGTATCCGCTGCAAAGGGTGTCACTGAAGCTGCCGCGCTACCTGAAGCTGCCGGCGTTGGCAACGTTGGCGATACTGCCCTTGAGGGTGGTTCAGCAACTCAGGTTACTGACAGCGCGGTTCAGGTGCCTGACAGCGGAACAAACATCAACCTTCAAGGTAACACAACTTCCGGTGCGACGCCGAAGCTAAATCTTCAGACAGACGGGGTGTTACCGCCAGAGGGCGGTGAGATTCAACTGTCTGATCCGAACTTCTACGGTGATCGCGCTAACACCGGGATTTTGAACAAGGGTGTTTCCGGCCCGGTCGGTGATGCGGTGACGAACCCTCTTCCCGATCAAACAATCTCACCGGATGCTTTGGAAGCCATGCGCACAGGCGGAACCCCGCCGCCGAAAGAAACCGGCCTTGCTTCTTGGCTTAAGGACAACAAAGAGGTTCTAAAGCTCGGTGCCGGGTTTGTTTCAGACTTTGCGAAATCAGGCATGGCACCTGACCAGCAATCGTACATTGACTCGCTGGCCGCGAAGTACGCTGCTGAAGTGGATGTTCTGAAGAACCAGTCAGACCTTCAGAAATATCAACTGGCCAACGCCGGCAAGCAAGTGGCGATGATCTCTGCCGGCGATCCGGATTTGGATGCGAAGGTCAAAGCGGCTAAAGCTGCTGGCCATGCCGTTGCATTCATTCCGAACATTGCTGCTGGTGGTGTGACACGGAATCCGAACACACCGACGGCCTACGGCGCGTCAGTTCGAACCGCAGCACAGTCTCCGATCCGTCAAGCAACAAATAGTGGAGTGGCATAAAATGCAATTTCAAGAAATGCAACCTCAAGGTGCCACTCCGGTGGCTGATCCGGCTCAACAAGCGCTACCGCCGCCGAACCCTCAGATCGTGAGCCCGTTGATCATCGCCCATGAGCCGGAACTTGAGCAGATGAGGAAGTCGCTCACCGGTAAAGCAGGCGACGCCTATGATCGCGTACTCACTGCCGGCATGAAGATGCTCTATTCGCCGCAGAACGCCGAAACGATTCAAAAGATCGTGATGGATGATTCCCTTCCTGTCGCGAACAAGCTCGGTGAAGGTGTGGCGAACTTGGTTGTCATGATGGACAACGAAGGCAAGGGAACTATTCCGAAAGAAGTGCTTGCCCCTGTCGGCGTCGCCCTGCTCTTTGAAGCGGCTGATTACTTGTTCGAGGTCGGCATCAATGTCAGCGAAGATGACTTGGGCAAAGCACTCGAACTTTTGATCGAAGGCATCTTTGTCGGGTACGGAATCGATCCGAAGAAAATGCAACAGGTGATCGATCACATGGGCAAAAAGCTCGGGTTCGACAAAACACCTGAAGGTGAAAAGGTCGCCAGCATGAAAGATGATTCCGCTGAAGAAGCGGCTGAATCTCCCGCCGAAGAAGCGGCTGAAGGGCCGGCAGGTGAAGCCGCTGAAGATACGGCGTTCAAACAAGGTTTTGCTGATCAACAAGCAAAGGGGTAAGTCATGGGGTTCTCGCTCAGCAAGGCTCTTCTCGGTGGTCTCGGTGGTGCGGCAAATGCTGTAGGCCAACTCGCGGATATGGAGATCAAAAAAGAGAACGACGCCCAAGTTGCCGCGCAGAAAAAAGCCGACACATTCGACTTGATTGCAGAGCAAGAGCGTCTTCAGGAACTGCGTGAAAAAAGCAAAGATGAGCTCAAGGCGCGGCTCGATGAAGAGAAGCGCACCAAGGGTGCTGAGGCTTACAAGATCGCACGCGACGCTGCCAAAGAAAAAGGGTTTGATCCCGATAGCGCCAAAGGGATGCGGTTCATCTCAATGGAACTCGAAGGTACGGGGTACGCTGAACATGCGGCGAAGATACGCGACTCAGGCATTCGGCTTGAAGACAATGAGCAGAGGTCTGCGGATAGGGATGCTCAACGTGAGGCAACTTCCGCGTACCACGCGGCTCAATTGGCCAACGCGCGTGAGGCACGTGAGGCTCGGCTTGACAACAAGACAGCAGAGAAAAATCTCAAGCAAACTCAGATCACCAACGGTGCGTTGAAGAACCTTTACACGGTCGGTGTTCCTGATGAGAACGGAATATCAAAACCTGACTACAGCGCGGTCGGTCTCGCTCAGGTCAGAGCAGATCAAATGCGACTGAATGGGATTGCTGAAGCTGATATTCTTGCAGATGCAGAAAAGAGATCGCAGGTGTTCAGAACGTTTTACGCTAGCGCAAAAGACAAAGCTGATCCGGCCACCGCACTTTACAACGTGTTCGAAGCTGAAAAGGCGTACTCTGCAAAGAAAGCTGAAGGTGCCGCCGCACCTAAAGCTGCACCCGTTCAGGCACCTGCACCTGTTCAGGCACCTGCACCTGTGCGAACTCCAACGGTCAGCAATATCGGAAGACCGGTTCAGCAAACAGGTGCAGGCGAAGAAGGTGACGGTGAATTCAAACTTGACACTTTGTTGAAAAACATACCCGGTTCCCATTACGAAAGAACAGGGCAGTTTTAAACTTTACTGTCAAAGCTGGTGGTGGTAAAGTTCCAGTCACTTCAACCGATGGGATTTCACCGAGATGGACTTCGATCCGAATTTCTACAAGAACAACGCACCTGAAGATGTTATCTCCTACCTGCCGAAACCTGTCGTAAAGGAAAAACAAAAAGGCATACTTGCCTCTGCCGGTGAGTTCCTTGGTGACATGGGTGATGTTTATGGTACAGGTGCGGGTGCGTTAGTCAAAGGTATTGGAAGCTTTGGCCCAAAAGACAATATCGTTTCTGAGATTGGTCAGGATGCTATTGATTACTGGCAAGCCCAAAGATCGAATACCCAAAAGGCCAGTGACGCTAAGTTCGAAGAAGTGCTGCAAGACCCGAACAAGGATTGGACAGATGTTGTAGGGCATCTCGCGATGAACCCTCGCCAACTCGCCGCGCAAGCTACTCAATCACTACCAGCAATGGCTGTTGGTATGGGCGCAGGTGGGATCATCGCAAAAGGGATGGTTAAAGCCGGGTTGATGTTGGACGCCGCTGGCAATCTGACCGCTGTTGGTGGCCGGGTTGCCGCAGGTGCCGGTGAAGGTTTGGCGATGGCACCGGACATCAACGAGGCGACCAAAGGGGCTCACGCCGGTGAATCCACTCTCGCGGGTATCGCCCTTGGCATAGCCACCAATGTGATCACTCCGGGGAGTCCGGTGACATCGGCTGTTCGGCGCATGTCAGGTGGTGCTGTAAATCTCGCTGAAGATTCTGTTGCGAACTTTGCGAACAAGGCGGCATGGCGACGCGGTGTTACAGGGATCATTGCTGAAGGTGCGCAAGAAGCGACGCAGGAATTCTCACAGGCTTTGATCGAACAAGGTCTTGGTGCCGCTCCGATTAGCGGAAACGATCTCGGAAAGCGCGTCGCCGTAGCTGGCATGTTGGGCGGTGTGATGGGTGGTGGTTTGCACCCGGTAACAGGAGAAGGTGCGCCTCGATTTCAAACGCAAGACGAAAGAAATGCGTTCTTTGATCGCCAGAAAACCATCAACGTTCTGTCCGAGAAGGCGCAGCTTTATCAGCAACAGGCTGAGAACAGCAGTGATCCTCTGATTCTGGCCAAAGCAAATGCGGCTCAGGCCGAACTCGCACACGCCGTCGCACCAACGCCGCAAACTGAAGCGGCGTTGAACGTTGCGAACGCCGTTCTCCAAAGCAAACTGAACCCGGCCAGTCAATCAGCGAAGGATGCGGCTGACATGGCGCGCGGTGAAGCGGTTGTTGCTGCGAACCCAGACCCGGTTGTTATCAGGGATGCGTTGCATCAAGTCACGAGCACCGGTATGCAGAACGTGCTTGATGCGCCGACAGACAACAACAGCATCGACGCAAGCTTGGATGTCTATCGCCACACGCAAGATGCGGCCCCGGCAGTCAGTACGATCCCGGCGAGCATCTCTGCGCTGCACACAGGTGTCGCCACGGCTGAGAACACCCTTGCTGCCGAAGAACAAAACATCAGCGACGAGGCGGGAACACCTGAGTGGGAAACCCTTGAGCAGGAACAGAAGCGCGTAGCTCGTGAAGCTGACGAAGCGCGCAAGGCCGAGAAGCATCGCTTGCAAATGGAGATTCAACAGGTAAGGCTTCAACGTGAGCAAGCGAAGACCGCAACAATGGCACCGACCGAATCAGCGCCGTCGCAACCCCTCTCTGTGCAGCAAGCTCGTGAGGCGTGGATTCAGGACACCATGCAGCCGAGCGAACGCGGTCAATTGACTCGCGAACAGGCTGAACAGCAAGCTTACCTTTTTGAAAGATCAACGTTCAACCACGAAAGCATGGCGCGCGATGCGAGCGGGTTCTACGGACGCACTGCGGTTAATTATGCTCAGGCTCTGTTGAATCAAGGTCAAGTTGCGCCGGCTGAACAAGCTGGAGCGAGAACTCCGCTCGAACAGGCGCGCGGCGATGGTGGTGTTGAAGAGATCAACATGCCGGATGTTGGCGGTTTCACTATCGCTGATGACCCTCAACACGTTGGAACCTATCACGTTCTTCACCCTAACGGCGATGTCTATGACAGCTACACCGGTCAGAATGCAAAAGAAGACGCCAAAGCTGCCGTCGAGTTCCTGAACAAACAGGATCACGAACAAGCCACTTCAGCACCGATGCCGCTCAGTCCTGAAGAGCAAGCTCTTGCGAACGCGCGGCAAGCGTACATCCGGCATAGGAAGGATAATGCAAGTGACAGCGAGCTTGAGGCGAATGAAGCGGCAAATCGCCTTAGCACAACGACTGACGATCAACTTGAAAGAATGGGCCGCGCAGGATCAACATATATCCAACCGGTCAGAGATTATGTCAATGCGATTCTTGCTCACCGTGCGGCGGCAAACAGTGTAGGCGATGAAAACATTAATGATGAATCTCCGCGCACGGTTGCTGCAATTGAAGACGCGCTTGCTGCCGGGATAAGTGCTCATCGCCTTGAGCAAATGCAAGAGATGACCATCGGTGAGCTGAAAGAAGAGTTCAACGATATTCTCAACACACCTGAAGAGCGCAAGGTTGCGCACTCGCTGTTGCTCGACGGTGGCGTTGAGTCCAGTATGATCACTGCTGAGCAGTTTGATGCGCGTGAAGAGTTGTATCAACAAGGTTTAAGCGGTGCAAGTTTGCAAGACACCAATGTTGTGAGACAGCGTTTAGAAGGCGCTGAAGATTCTGCATTGCGTGATTGGGCGTCAGGTAGGGTTCCGAGTTCCACTGCGAACGTGCAGTTATCAAACTTCGCTCTCGCCCTTCGCCAGCGTGTTCATCTCGGGCAAGTGGATACTGACAGGGTGGCGGGCACCAATACGATCTCACCAATCAGCACAACGATGACATCTATGCAGCGTGATATTTTCAATAATGCAATTGAAGCTTTAGCCGCTGAAGAAGGGATGAGCGCAGAAGAAGTTAGTAATCGTTTTGAAAATATCACAGACGCAGACGTTCAAAATCTTGCTAATCTTGAAGATGATCGAAGCGCGTTAAATGAAAACGGCATAAGGGACGTTGCGCGATACACTGCGATCTTGCGCAACCTACCGCGCACTTGGTTGGGAAGCAATGTCACGCCAACAACTTCGACTCGTGCTTTCGATTTTGCTGACTCGACACAAAGGCCCGCACCTGCCACTCCACCGGCACCAAGCGCTGAGGAAACTGCGCAAAGAGCATTGGCGGCGGCGCAAAACGACCCTGTTGCCACTGCTCGCGAACGCTATATCGCTACAAGACAGGCAAACGGGGCATCGCAGAGTGAAGCTAAACTTGCAGTAAGATACTATGAAGGTCGCACTGATTCTCAACTTGCTCAAGAGTTACGTTCAACCAATGTTTCAGAGGCAGCTTATCCTTTCATTGAAGCGCTTCAACGTAGCAGAGGCACTCAGCCACGCTACACCAGCGCGCCCATTTCCGCTGCTCGCCAGCAATTCATCTCAGCGGTGGTGGCTCGCGGTGTCTCACGTCAAAATGCGGAAGGAACCGCACTTGCCGTCGAAAGATTGAGCGACAGTCAATTGACAAATCTCACAAGCAGCGGTGGCGCGGAAACTCAAGATTTCGCCAGAGCGGTGCTTGATGAAAGAGCGCGCAATGCCGCACCTACTGCAACCCTTCAACGCACTGGTGATGAAGTTGCCGCTGCTGCGCTTGGTCTCGCTCGCCAACAATACATCGACGCAAGGCGAGCTGCACCTTTCAACATTGGGCAAAGTGAAGCTGAGAACGCAGCACGGCATTATGAAGGTCGCAGTGATTCTCAACTCACTCAGGATTTGACAGGTTCGATTTCAGATGCTGCTCGCGAATTCATTCGACAGCTTCAGCGCATCAGACAGATTCCCGGTCAAACACCAAGAGCGGCAGGTGTGTCTTCTTCGCGTTCAACCTCTTCAACCAACGCGCCCACAACTCCAACAAATACGGTAGGGGTTCGGAATGTCACCCACGCCTTCGAAGGTAGAGCGCAGGCACTTCTCAGTTCAGGTGGTATTGAAAAGATCGCTGACTTTTTCAAGACAGTGATGAGGGGTCGCGGCCAACGTGTTTTGAAGGCGATAAAGATCGATGACCTTTTCACTTCGTTCAGAGAAGCTGTGAGAACAGATCAACAACTCCCCGCTGATGGTCTGCAAAAAATTCAAGACAGATATAATGAGCAGTTGAAAAAGCAAGCAAAGAGATGGGCCGAAGCGCACAACGAAACGTTCGATGAAAACGCTTGGGTTGATCCAATTAAAAACATCAGACCTTCTAGTTCGAGAGGTAGGAGCGCTGGTTTTTATTTGGAGATCGCAGGGCTCAACAGACCGGATAGCAACGAAAACCCTTACATGAAAAACCCGGCTGTTCCGTTTGTAGGCTTTAGCGCAGACAGCGGGATTCATGCGGTGAATTTACGAGACTCAAAAGGGTCTGGTGAGCTGGCGTATCGTATTGCAGGTGACGTTGCTCAGGCGCGCGGTTACGGCTTTCCATCAGACGGCACTCTTCTGACTGTGAATAATTATCGGAGAGCGGTTCAGACTTTAAATGCGACAGCCTTGGGTGATGCCAACGCAATTAACCCGATGGTGAGCAGTGGGAGCAGAGGTCAGCAAGGGATGCCGGCGAATCTTTGGCGACTGGCTAATGAGAACCAGCGCGTCGGTTTGAATGTTTTGCGTTTCGCACATTCAACGACCGAAGCGCGTGACATGAACGGCACTGACGACAGAACACCAACGGCAAAGATTTTTGAGAACCTTGAATACAAGTCTGATGGCAAAATTTACGCTATCACTAACCCGCGCTTTGCTCGTGGTTTCCCGAAGAGCGATCAACCGATAACTGAAGCTCAACTATCAGCTAAAATTTCAGAGGTTGATGAGAATGGGCGTAGAGCATTTACCCAAGACAGCGGGTACGGTGGTGTCGGCATCAGTTCGGCAAAGTTTGCGATCATGCTCAACACGGCAATCAATTTTGCCGAGCAGAATCCGGGTGAAGACATTCCCGCATGGATGACAACTGTCGCAAAACAAGCAGGGCGTGAAGCTGGTGGCTGGCTATTCTCAGAAAGCGATCTCGAATCAGCGACCACCGGGCAACCGATCACGCAGGAAGAGGCAACCTCTCGCATCAACGAGATGGTCGGTGAGAGCGTGGGCAAGGTTCTGCTTGAGAGCGGTTTGATCAACTTCGTCCAGACTCAGGAAGAGCTGACCGGTGAAACCTTCTCTGACAGCGGTGGCAGGATTCAGGGTGCAACTTCTCCTGAAGGTAAGATCACTCTCGTGCTCGACAATCTGCACTCAGGAAACTTCAACGGCGTGGTGCAACACGAAGCGCTACACGCGACTTTGAAGGCGCTGGTAGGCCAGAGTACCTATGACGCCCTGATGTCGCGCCTGAGTACGCTCCTGCAAGCCGGGAAGGGATCAAATTGGGCTACGGAAGCTGAGGCTCGGGTTCCAACGAACACTTCGGACGAAAACCATCTCGAAGAGGTCGCTGCTTACGCCATTGAACAGGCCGCGAACGGCACCAAGGAAAGCAACCCGCTCATCGCTTGGGCGAAGAACTTCATGTCGTCGCTGCGCTCGGCAATCATTCGCTCGAACTTGGTTCCGGAATCCTTGCGCACTTGGGCGATCAAAAACTTGCAGGCGGCAGACCTACAGAAACTCGCTGTGGCAGGTTTGAAGGCGAAGGGTGAGGGTTTGCTTGGGGAAACAGCAACGGGCGCAGCCATGAGCCAAGGCGCAAGCTACGGCACGCCGACCGAAGGTGCCGTATCGGTACAGGGCGTACATTACACGAATGAAGAACGCACAACCTTAGACACCAATAAGTACGGGCAAGGCATCAAAGGTGAAGAAGCTGAGCGGCTGGCCGGCGAAGAGAACAGCGACATTCGCCCGCGCACCCACTTCTATGTGGATCAGGGCGGCGGGGTTGAGAAGGAAGCCGGGCTTGGCGCGCACGGGCACATGACCACGCTGAACAATATGTACGATGCCGCGCTTGACCCGTTGAATCTCCGCATGACTGACGCCAACGGGTTCGAGCGTGCTGTTGTCAAGGCGGGCTTCGATGGGTTTTACGATGCCAAGAACGGCAATGCGGTTGTGCTCGGGGATCACACCATTCCGGTTGAAAAGTACGTGCCGGGAACCAACGTGAGCGAACCCTACGTGCCGAAGGTTGATACCTTCAGGGAGAACCTGCAAAAATCCAGCTTCCCCGGTGGCCAGATGCTCGGGCGGGAATGGTCTGTTGCGCTGAAGGGAACTGAGTTCGACACCTCGCAGGTGCGCACCGCACTCAAGGCGCACGCCGGTGAGATGATCTATCGTGACGACATCCCGCGCTTCAATGACGGCACACGCTTCTCGATTGCAGAAGAGATCGAAGCCAATCAAGCACCAGTTGATGAAGCACATCCGAACGAAACCAACATCCTCGCCAACAACCGGCGCGGCATTGGCGGCATGATTGAACGCTTCGTGGTCAAACCTTTCCAGAACAAGCACGAAACCATTCGTCGCATTCAACGCATTCTCGGCGTCACCAAAGAGAACGTTGATATGCACGTGATGGGTGCGCTGAACCGGATGGGTTCAAGGGTTCAAACCGAACAGGAACGATTGATCAAGCACCCGTTCGCCAGAATTGAAGCGATCCTCAACGACGCAAACTTCAGCGGGGATGCCGGCCTGTTGGCGATGAAAGACTATCTGATCAACAATCACGTGACCGAATACAACGAGAACGTGATGATTGTGAATCCGGCACGCTACGATGCCGCAGGGATTTATCTCGGCGGCTTTGACCAAGAGCATCCGGCTTCAGGTATTAAATCAGATGTCGCGCAAAGTGCTGTTGCTTTGGTGCATGAGCGAGCTGAGATGGGCGACAAGAGAGCTGAAGCTGTCATTGCTGCCGCGAAGGTTTATCGCGAAGCGATCCACGGCATTCAGGATTATGCTGTCAAGTCCGGTCTGCAAAAGCAGGAAGTGATCGACGTTTGGAACAAACAAAACCCGAACTATGTTCCGTTCATCCGTGAGTTGGGCGACAAGGAAGACTACACCGTTGGTATGGGTGGCGGCGGCTCAGGGCTTTCGACCAAGGCCGGCATCTCGAAGCGGGCAATGGGTTCGAGCGCGGAGATCGTGCATCCTCTGGTATCCACTGCTGCATTCGGCGCACGCACGGTTGTTCGCGGTGAGAACGCTGAAGTTGGAAGAGCTCTGCTGACCTTCGCAAAGAACTTCGTCCCGAACTTCATGAAGAGCGACGGAACCTTGGCACCGATGTGGTCTGTCGATAAAACACAGAACATCAGGGTGATCAAGCGCACGAATGTCTATCGTGTCAGATTGGCCGATGGAACCCAATCACCTGAGTTTTACAATCGCTCTCAGGCCCAGAACTTCGCCAACGCAAAAGAACAGGCATGGAGAGCGCAGAACACAACCGGTTCGAGCGGGATCATTGTTGATCAAATCGGAAACGGGGCGCAACCGCGTACCTTTGTGGTTCCTCAACCGAACAACCTGAACGCAGAGAACGTTGTCACTGTTCCGGTGAAAGGGGAAACTCACTTCATCACGTTTGCTGAGAATTCTGCTGACGCCATGAGTATTGCGCAAGCGATGCGGGGTGGGAATCACATGAGCGATGCCGCACGGATTGTGTTGGCACCGTTCCGCATGTTCTCGCACTGGATTTCAACGACAGCAACCGGGAAGAACCCGGCGTTCATGCCGTTCAACTCGATGTATGACGTGACTTCAGCGATGATCAACGCCGGGTCTGAAAAGATTCCGGGATGGACAGCCAAGGACAGCTTGAAAATCGCAACAGGGTTTGCGCCGGCCATGAGTCAAATCTGGAAGCACTTGCGAGAAGAGTTTGTGGCTGAGCACACCAATGGGGTTGCGCGCCCCGTGCCGAAGCCCGGATCAATGGCTGAATGGGTTGATATTGCCAGAGAAGCTGGCGGACTCACAGGCATCGTTGATTCCAACTTCGACCTTGAGGATCATGAGACACAGCTTCGCCGGCTGATGGGTGCAACACGCCTGTCAAGACCCCTTGCCCCGGATGAGGTCAATAACTATCTGCGCAAAGGTGAAGCGATGCTCGCCAAAATCGGTGACAGCTTCTATCGGTTTGGCGAAGGTGAGATTAATACCAAGAGTGCGGTCTTCAACTGGTTGTCGAAGCGGGTTGTCGCCGGTGTTGGCCGCATGAATGAGGCGGCTGAGTTGGCAACTCGAACCCTTGCTTTCAAACTGGCCGTTGAGAAGTATGAAAAGGCCGGGAAGACACGAGAGGAAGCCCTGAACCTTGCGGCTGTTTTCTCGAAGAATATCTCAACCAACTTCCAGAACAAAGGCAGCGTGAGCGGTGTGATGAACTCGCTGTTCCCGTTCTTCAATGCTTCGATGCAGGGCAGCGCACGGCTTGGTGAAAGTCTGTTTGAAAAAGGAACCTTCACCAAAGAGGTCAATGGTAAGGTGATGACGGATGAGAGAGCAAAGCTGAGCAAGTTCGGAAAAGCAGTCGGTGCATCAACCCTGTTTGCCGGTATCGCTCAAGCTTTGCTGTTGGCGGCAAGTGGATACGACGACGATGATATTCCAAAGCAGGTGAAAGACCGTTCCTTCGTTGTGCCAATTGGAGACAACAAGCACGTGCTTCTCCCGTTGCCGCACGGGTTCAGAACCATTGTTGGTTTTGGGCGTGAAATGACCGATGCTGTCCTATTTCATGACAAAGCTTTGGCGCACATCGGTGCAGCAACGTTCGGTCAAATCGCAGGGTTCTCTCCTACCGGCAGTGCTGGTAACTTCATCACCGATCTGACTCCGGCACTGATCGATCCGTTCTTTTCCCTCGCCAGTAACACCGACGCCTTCGGACGACCGATATCGAAGTTGCCACCCGACCCTGCACACCCGACACCCGGCTTCACTCGGGCGAAAGAAGGTGCCAGCAAGTTTGGTCGCGCCACATCTGAGTTTCTCAACACGCTCACCGGTGGAAACGATTACAAGTCTGGGGCAATGAGCCCGACACCGGACGACATCGACTTCATCATGGGAACGCTCACAGGTGGCGTTGGCAAATTCGCGGCAGGTACAGCAGGTTTGATCGCTGCCGGTGCGAATGATCTTGTAGGAAACCCGCGTGAGAACATCCCGTTGCACAAGATTCCTCTGGTGAATCGCCTGTACGGTGATCTCAACGCGCCTGCTGCAATTCATGACAAACTGTTTAGGGTTCGCAGTGAGCTGAACATGCTCGACGCAGAACGCAAAGGGTTGTTCAAGAGCGGTGATCGTGAGGCAGCGTTGGCGTTGATTGAAGAGCATCCAGAGATGCAGCTTCATGGCCAACTCGAAGCGTTCGTTCGCAGGGATGCAACTCAGAGGAAGAACAGGGCGACGGCACGCGGTGCCGATGAGATCGAGAAGGTCAATGCGATCACGTCAAAACAAGACGCACGCATTTTGGAACTGCTCAATCGCTACGACGAGATCAAGGAACGACAGTCCAAATAAACAACACCACGGCACCGAGACACGCGCTGATTATCATGGCGTTGAACCCGGCTGTCTTCAGACGTTCGTATTCATCATCAGCGAACGGGATGAAACCGTAAGGGTCTCTTCGCTCGTACTTCTGAGGGCGAAAGAACGGGCTTGTTTTTCCGATGTTGTGTTTGACTTCAGTATCGTCTTTCATTTGTCATCCAAAAATTTGTTGATCTCACGACTTCTCTCACGCTTGCCTTCTGCAACGGCCAGCTTAATCAGATATCCTGTATGTGCGTCGATGTGGTCTTCTGTTGAGCAAAAGCCGATGTTGCCGTTGCAGTTGTGGCGAACACGATAGCTTTCTTCACCGCTCTCAGTGACAACTGGTTCGATTACAAAATACGGTTTGTAGAGGCTCATGATTTGAACTCACTTTCTGCTGAACAACGGTGAAGTTTGCCAAGGGTTTGATCGTAAGGTCGGAAGACACCGATGCGGATTTCAGACCAGATCAAACCATCCTTGCCGCAGTGTTCGCATTTGAATGTGCGACGACCGCAACCATCGTAGCTGTCTTCGTCTTCGTCACCCCATTCATCATCATCATCATCATCATCATCATCATCATCGGGCCAGCAATCATGGTCGTTGTCTTCAGCGAAGCTCATGATGACGGTTCCTTTGTTATGATCCCAACAGGAGTACCATCACCTTCCAGTGCCGCAAGAAGGTTTTCCTTGAAGGTCTGCTGAGCATCGCATGACGGTTGGCATTCCCAGATTCCGGGAACACCTGTCTCATTCACACGATGCAAATATCCGCCGATCTCAGTGGCATCTTTCCCGCAGAGTTGGCATTTGTAACTCATGATGGTTTGAACGCATCAATGCGCAGGCCGAGAATTTTGGAATAAGAGGACATCGCGGCATGTTGAAAGATGAGAAGGTTCTTCTCGTTTTCAGTGATAGGGATCACACCACTGCTGAGGAATGCCGTGAGTGCATCAAGCTTCGTGTCGAGTTCTTTCTTCTCAACGATCACACGCTGCTGATAAGGTTCGAGCGGTCTCATGAACTCGTTGTCGCGTAAATTATTTCCCGGTAGCATTTTCATTTCTCCTGTTAATTGAAACTTGTTCTGCAAGGTTGTTTCGCTCAACGACGAGCCTCTGTATTGTCTGAGACTGGATTAAAAGCCCAAGCTCCAACCTTTCAATTTTAGCTTGCAACTTCACAACGATGTCTTGCGGGGGTTTCTCAACTTTCAAGGTAGCAAGCAGTTTTTGCACATTTTCAATACCTGCGTTGAAGCCTCTTTCCCATTCCTGAGATGTGTTGTCCATCTCACTTCTCCTGTTAATTGAAAGGGTGCCGGGTTCTTTCCACCCGGCGAAGTCATGAGATTTTACGACCTCTTGAGTCGCTCAATGACCCGCAAACGCTGTGTCGTTTCGCCGGGTCTCTATCCACCGTACTGACCCGATTACCCATGTGCTCAAGTGGGGTAAAAGTTCTTCTGGGTTTGTCATGTTTGCATCCCAGAGATGCCTATTGGAGTTCGAACGGGTCACTTAACCTCACTAGAAAGGGGGCATCCCCCCGCCGAAACCGCGCTCATACCAATGACATGACGCTGGCTGTTGGTCGCGTTAATACCATGTTGGATGCACATTACAGTATTCAAAATCATAACACAGGTGCCGCCCGCTTCAGTTCCCGCTGAAGATTTCTTTCCTTTCAGGTTAGATAATCAAATGCGGGCGGCGAAACTTTTGCTGCTTTGATCAGAGTGACAGGGCAACTCTTCGCCACGATCAGTCCAACCTTATCACGGTGCAACAGGTTGATATAACCAGTGATTTCAATCTCTTTAGACTCACCGACGATGAACTCGCGGGTGTCGCCCGAGCCATGAAGCTTCACCTTGTCGCCAACATTGCAGCGACCGGCAGTTGTTTTCGGTTTAGAACTGCGCATTTTGTGTCCTATTTATGTGAATGAATTTTAACTTTTTAAAGTTTCCAACAAAAACTGCACCAAGGGATTCCATTTCACTTTTTGTTCTTGTTTTTGGCCCTGCTTTTCTGGAAACCATAACACCATTTATTTGATAATTAGGTTGAGCTTTTGTTTCACCAACAAAAGTCCAATTGGTTGCTTTGTATATTGTTCCAATATGCCCTTGCCAAGAATCAGCATACGTCACAAAGCATGGCCAAACAGACCGATCTATCATTTTCATTGATCGACTGAGTAAAAAAGAACATGCGTTTTTCGGAACATCAGGGTGAATGACAAGTCTGCTTAGAGCTAAAACACCTTTCCAGTTTTCAGGGTATGTGTTCAAAGCCGCTGTTTTAGTTGGTGGCAACCACCATGCAACACCTTTACAGTCATCAGAACCTTTTCTAAACAAACCGTGCATGGCGACCGCTGTATTTGATCCACCTTTTGCGTAATGAAACTTCTCAACAAGTTTGCGACCAGTTTCAATTGAAACTTTTCTTACTTCCCAATCTTGTTTATGAAGTCTTCAAGAGTAACCCTCGTAATCATCTGACATACGTTACTCCCATCAAACGAAGGTTTTCAATTGTCTCATCAACATAGCGTTGCAGATCGATGTCAGTCGGCAGGGTTGTTGGAACAATCAGGCAAGGCCGGCTACCTGAACTCTTTGGAACAAGAGCATCGTTCGACAGGTATCGTATGCCGTTGGCACACTTCGGATCAATGCTGTAATACCAGCGAACAACGTCACCAAGCTTTTCAGGGTTGATCCCTTTCAGTACATGCGGCGGGAGCGACACTCTTTTCAAACTTGGCTTTGCATCAGGCCAACTCGGGCGACGCCACTCGCCGCGTTTAACGTTGATCCAATCATCAAGCTCAACCATCTCACCATAGACAACAGCGCCGCCTTTGACAGTTCGAGCTTGGAAGAAGTCATAGATGTTTTCCATCTTGTAATGATCAAAGATGAAATCCTTTACATCCTTTCCTTCGCTCAGATACACCTGAGCCGCAAGAGTGCAAACCTCATTGGTCGGGTTCTTCGTCAGACCAGCTTCAGCATAAAGGCCTTTGGCCTTGATCTTGCCGTCAGTTTTAACAGCGATGTAGTTGTTGCAATCCTTCAGGCTGATGCTCTTGTAATGAGCGAACTCGAACTCGAAGTTTGTTACCCAACCATAGACCTCAATGAATGCCTTGGCTTCAGCAACCTTCTTCGGGCTACCACCGAACGTAACACCATCTGTGTTGGCACTGATGATGATCACGCCAATATCAACCAAGTGCTGAATCAAAGTCAGCAAGTAGAACTGGCCGGTCAGCGTGATCCCAAGCATCAGGTCGGGAGCATATATTTTGCTGAAGCGGGAACCCAACTTGCCAAAGGTTCCATTCACCATAATCTTGCCGCCTTCCATCATCGTTGTCATTTCGATGAACAGCTTTTCTTCCTCTGCGTCGAAACCTTCAGAAGCAAATATCTTCTCAAGCTTTTTGACAGTAGCCTTGGCCTCAAGCCGGTCAGTGACGAAACCTCGATAAATCTCAACGAACCTTGCGCCCAATCCACGCGGCGTGTATCCCGCATTGAGCAGGATCATCGGATAGAACGAACCCACATCGGCATCAACGATTTCAAAGTCTTTGCTGGCCGCGTAATGCACGCACTTGTCGTGCTTCGAATGCAGACCACCAACGCCCATCTGGAAAGTAAAATCACCAATGTGAATTGGTTCTTTCCCAAGGAAGTCGGGTAGCTCGACAGCGCCGTTTCCCTGATTGACCTTGAAGACATGATCCACCACCTTCTTCAGCACAGGTTCGAGCGGTGTGCCTTTTGTTTGAATAAATGATGGGGCAACATACATGACCCATTCCGGGATCACTGGTGAGCCAGCACGCAAGAGTCCGAGCTGTTTTGCGATGATGGTTTCGGCCATTTGCGCGTCAGACTTCGAAAGCAGGTTGATATCGTACTTCTCGCTCAGCTTTTCTCGAAGCTCAATGCGAGGGCGCAGCTTGTTGAAAAGCCGTTCAGTCTCATCGATGTCGTTGTCGCAGTACAGCTCAAGGTCATCCATCTCGGCTTTGGTTGAGATTGAATCCTCGTGGTGAAACGGATTGTTGATGATCGACGGCGACTTGTTCCGCGCACCATACAACTTCAGCTTGACCATGACGCCGGGAGCAACATCGATCAGATCGATATGCCGCAACCCTTCAACCCATTCGAGACCATAATCCCGCATGGTCATCCATGCAGGCTTGTTGTTCTCGATGATGTCGTTGGCCATTGCCTTCAGCTCAGGCACGGAACGACCGCTGGCAGCAGCAATAGCCAGAGGGATGTCGAAGCGTTCTGAGTTGAAGCCGGCCCAGATAAAGTTCGGGTTGCGCAGCAAGGCACCCAAGCGGTTCATGTGCTCAGCACTGTGACCCCACATGCCGATCCTCTTACCGTCGCTCTCCCGCTTCGCTTTGAATAGGTAGTGTGACGGCAGGATTTCGCTGTCGAAAAAGATGAGTTCGTCAGTCATCAATCATCACTATCTAGATCGCAACTCGGGCATTCAACATCATCACCCATGTCGCACATGCAACACTTCAAGTTACCGCAATACGGGCATTCTTCCAACCCTTGAGGGTGGTCAGGCTTGTTGTTCTTGCGAGCAACCGCAGTTGCTCCGCAACCGGGGCACTTGTCTTCTGTTTCTTGACAGTTCATTAGTACGGCTCCATTCCTTTTTTGAAAATCTTCCACTTCTGATTGAAGCTGCCGGGCGGCACCTTGCGCTGAACGTACTCACCTGTCGCGCAAAGATCGCGGATCATGTGAGCACCGATAGGCGCATAATCATCACGGATATGCGCTGTTTCAACACCGATCGGGCCGGCCTTATCGATGCGATCTTTGAGTTGTTGAAGTTCGCTCATTTCTCGAAACTCAAAGCGGCCCATAACTGAGGCACTTCAACTTGCAGTTGATCAGAGATCGACAGCGCAATGTCGCGATGTTCCTTCTGGGTTTCCGGGCTACACCGCAACTGACAGTAGTGCATCCACGAGCGCAGGGTGCCGCTCATGTACATGCGGGTAGGGGTAAGACCTTCGGGCAGCAGGGCGCGTGCCTGTTCCTTGGCAATGCCGGCGCGAATGGCGGCAGCGTATTCTTTCTGCGCCTTGTCCCAAACAGAACACTGAGCATTCAACCAAGCGTCACTCATGGACTCACTTATGCCAACAGCAATGCTGTTCTGGCGATTGTTCGAATCCTGCAAGCGGCATTCGCGCAAGTCGGGCAGCGGCAGCGAACTCACATCAGCATAGCGCTGACTGAACTCCTGAAAGCTGAAGCTGCGGTGCCGCAGAATTTGCCGGCCAATGTCGCGCGTGGTGTTGATCTCAAAGCAGGCGCTGGCCATCTCGAAAGGCGACCAGTGCTTGTGCTTGATCATATAAGCCAACAGCTTTTCAAATTCAGGGTTGTCCTGATTGACCGGGTTGCTGACTCGGGCAATGCTGGCGACCAGCTTCTCGGCGTTGGGGGTGATCCAGATCAGATTGGTTTTCATGAATTTTCCTCGTCAAAGTAACATGGGACAGAACGCTGACGACCGCACTTACTACACTCGTCAATGTCCGTGCCATCTTGCTGATTGCAACAATCAACACAGCGCGCATCGTTGGCGGCACTTCTCTGCACGCACTTTTGGGTCGTGGCTTTCTTTGGGACACTTCTCAGGATCGTACCTTTCATGCAGAGAATTGCCGCCAACGATGCGCGGCTCATGACTATAGTTCATGGTTGATAACGCAGTTGAATGAGGAGATCGACCTCGTGCTTGATCTTGTTCAGGTCTTCCACACCCTTTGCCTTGGCGTGCCGGCAGACGCGCTTGATGATGCACCCTTCGAGGAACGGCAGACTGTTGGCCTCGATGAACTCGATAGGTTGAATCTTGAAATCCTTGTAGTGCCCGCCGCCGATCTGAACCTTGAGTGCATCAAGGGTTGGTGCAACGTTTGTGAAGCGCTCACGCTCAGGGCGACGAGGCTCAAGCGATTCGCTGAACTGCTCTTGGGTTATAGGTGACGGCATGGAAAGCACAGGTGCAGGGCGAACAGCGGCCTCCTCGCACTGTCTCTTCACGTTTGCATTCAAAGCATGCGCTTCAGCAAGACGTGCGTTGGCAGCATTGGATTCATGCAGTTCCTTTTCAGTGACCAGCTTCCACCCACCAGTGTGATTGAACTCTTCACAGTCTTCGCGCTCAGTGCTGATGCCGAACGCCAAACGCAAAAGATCACGACCGGCACGGGAAACGATAAGCCCTTTACGTGAATGCACCGCATAACCACCGTGCAAGAAATCCATTTCGGCAACATGCGTGAAAATCTTCTCGCCAAAATAGAGGGCGCGCAGGTCTTCAAGTAGAACGTCATCCATCTTAAATATCCTTTTTGAGAGAAGAGGGTGATGGGTTCTTTCCACCCATCGAAGTCATCGTTAATCAAGGTGCCGACGCACGATTCCAACCACCTGATGACGCAGCACTCGCTGTAATGTGCATCACGAGGCTTAGGAATTTAGAACGGGGCGTCGTCGCCACCACCGAAGTCGGTAGCCGCATCCGTGCGTCCGGTGAGAGACTCACCACGTTCGAGGAACTGAACGTTGTTCAGGCCGGCAGCGACACCCTTGTTGCCCTTTGTGTCGAACCCGTACATATTGATGCTGACGCGCCCGTAGTCACCGGACTTGACTTGTTCGAGGAACGGCTGAGCATTCACATCAACGATCTCAGGGCGATCATTCGAACTTGCGGTGAAGACCCAACTGTTCTTGCACTCGGGGCCGAACGGCTCACCGGTGGGACGCAGACCATCGCCGTCATGGAGCACGGACTTCAGGGCTTTGTAGAACTCGGGGGTCTTGTTGGGGAACTTGTTGCGAGCTGCCTCGGCTTCACATGCCCTGAACTTCGTGATGGTCGCGCCGTCGCTCTTGGGGATGATGACCGTGGTGCTGTACTTCTCTTCGCCGCGATCATTTGTGCGCGTTTTGTGGAAATAACAGAAACTGAAACGCACTTTGCCGGTTACAAATTTTGTTGCCATCTTGATGCTCCTGACTGTTAGACAATTAGCTGATTAGGAATGAAGCCGGTGAGAGAGTGATCCATGACAAGTAGTTTTCACTTACCTGTGATTTCACCTTCCCACACCAGAAACTCAATGATACTACTTGACGGTCAATCTGTCAAGCTTGTTGCGATTAAAACCGCTCAACTTCGGAAAAATCTTCAGAGGCTGAGCCGTTCGGTTTGACCTCTTCACCCTTGGCATCAGCCGACACCAATGCCGGCTTGCCTTGGATGCTTTCGTAGGCACCGGCAAGAACATCATCGACCTTGAACCCCTTGATCTTCAGTTGCTTTTCGATCTCGGTGATGCCAATTATTTCAAATTCTTTGAAGGCGTTAATGCCAACCGCTTTCAGCGCAGTGATCGCCGTTAGTTGATCGGTGATTTTGCGAACCTTCTTACCCTTCACCCACTTCAACCCTTGCATTGGATGATCGTGCGCGCGCTTCTTGACTTCTTCATCGACAGCATCGAGCCAATCTCGGAACTGCTTGATGCGAACGTAGATTTCAACCAAGCGGTAGTCTTCAAGTAATTCAGGTTCATAGGTCTGCATTGGTTCCTCGGCAAAATCGAAGCTGGCGAGTTTGATCATCTCGGCAGCGCGCTCAGGGCACGTCGCCTTGATTGGGCACCACTTGCAATGATCACCCGGAATAGCGATATCGGTTCCAACGTATGCACGCTCGATCTTCCACATATTCTCAGCAAGCCACGCTTTCAGTTCATCAAGCGTATAAACCTGACTGGCGATGTTGTTCTTGCGCGGTTGAAAAATATGCACATGGATTTCGCACACAGGAAGCCCGCTCAGGAATTCGAACGGAAGCGAACCAATGCCGTACAGTACAAGCTGCGGGTTATCTTCGACATCAACAAAGATACCCTTGCCGTATTTCAGATCGACAACGTGAATGATACCAGCATCGTAAGCAATAACAATACCGTCACCCGTTCCCCAGACATCAAACTCAGTGCTTACTGTGAGCTTCTGCTCAACAAACAGTTGCCCCTTCGCACCTTTCAGGCGCATCACATATTCGCAGTAAGCCTGAATGTGTTGTCTCAATTCAGGCGTGTCATACTTCGAATCAATGTGCTCAGGCCAAAGAGCGTGAATTGCAGACCAGTTGTTTTCAAGGCAATAGCTCGCAAACTCGTGAGCGGCTGTCCCTTCGAGCGAATACTCGCTGGCCTCATCCTCTGTCTCGGGCGCCCTCACAAGTGAGGCAGGGCACGAAAGCCAGCGATAGGCTGAAGACGGCGAAAGTTTGGCATGAACACGATCAGCCATCACTGACCTTCCTGAAGACGTAGGGAACCCATCGTTACGCCGGTGAAGGTGGCCGGTTTGAGCACGGGCAACTCAGGGATTTCTTGCTTGACAGTCTGCGGGCCAACGTCGCCGCTGTACTTTCCGCTCTTGAACCCGTAGGTATGGTTGAGCGGAACAGGGTACGTGCGATGGAAAACCAGTTGGCAGATTTGATCTCCGGTGAAAAGGCTGATCGAATGAAAGCGCAACAGGTTCTTGATTTCGAGCGTCAGGTGCCCGCTATAACCGCAGTCGGCCCAACCTGCCAACGAGTGATCGATCCCCATGCGTGCAGCAGAAGAGCGCAGCAGTACATGGCAAGCGATGTCTTCAGGAAGGTTGATCTTCTCGATAATCGAAGCCAAACAGAACTCTTGCGGGGCAAGCGACACCACACCCTCGACCTTATTGAATGTAGGTGATTGGCGATCAGCAAACTTCAGCGAGCCGAAATGAATCCCGCTCACAGACCGATTGTAGTCAGGCTTTTCAACCAAGAACTCTTTGCCAAGCGTTACGTTGAGCGAGCAGGCATTGATCTGCTTGCGATGAGCGAACTCGATCACACCTGAATCAATGAGTTCGTTGATCTCGGTGAAACCGAGGATACCTAATTTCTTTTCCATTTTGAATCTCCTAATCAAGTCTTGTTTTATTCTATTGGCACGGAATAGTTTTAATCAATTTTCCAGTGATCATTACCACTGACTTCTTAGCGTTTGCATCAACCATTATAAGATCGACCGTTGAGTTTCCTTGTTCTGTGCCGTTCTGTACAACGACCACTTTGTCGATTTCTATTGCGTCGTATCCATCTTCTTTTCGATACACAAAGCCTTTGTCGGTAGCATCTTTTCCGTCTTTGCAAATAACCAGATCTAAATGCTGTTGAACTCCAAACATAAAACCCCCAAGTTAAAAAAAAACTACACCTAATCAAGCCACGCATTTGCAGCGGCTTTCATTGTGTTTGAATGAATCGCCACCACCTTGTTCAGCGGGGTTTGATACCCACCACCAAGGTTCCACACCACAGGAATCTTCATCTCACGAAACGTGCTCAACACAATCTCATCACGTTGAGCAAGCTGCAAGGTTGTCAAGAAACCACCGAGCGGATCATTGATGTGAGGGTCAGCTCCGGCCTGATAGAACACGATCTGGCATTTTGAAAACGATTCCAATACTCGCGGAAGCTTTGCAAAGAATTCTTCAGGCGTGTCAAAGAACTTGCCTTGGGTGTAATGAACCACACCTTTCAACTTTATCCTGTTGATGATCTCATCAGTCCCGTTGCCGTAGTGTTGATCGAAATCAAGTATCCCAACAGGATAAGCTTTAATCAAAAAGTACGGAACCATCAGACCGTTGAAGGTGCAGAACGCGCCCCCTGAATCATAGCCTGCATGATGGAACCCTGACGTTGGCGATACCGCACCGATGCCGTTGCGTTCAGCTTCACGCGCAGCAGCAATCATCGAACCAACAGTGTAAGGCAAGGTGGCAGCGACAGCGGGACTCTTGCTCCCGAACCCATTGACCACGTTACAATCAAGCACGCCATCGACGTACTCACGATCGTGAGCGTCGGCAAGCTCGAAGCGTGTTGCCGGCTTGAACGATCTGATGTCCAACGAGATGCCGAGTTTTTTCCACGCCTTCACCACGTCAGCGGGCTTGCGCGAAGATGGACTGAACCCCCCATTATCGACAACCATGCTGTCGGAATAAAAGACTGGAATTGATTTCACGACTTCTCCTGTTGTGAAAGATGGGGTGCGTCGGTGTTCTCACCGGACGATCACGCTACTGTGAGCCACCCCGTTGTTAAATTACTTCTGGGTTTCGAGCCATACCCCCAGAGCATTCAGCTTTTCAGGCGTCAGTTCGGCAATGCGGGTCACGCCGAGTTCAGCGATCTTCGCCTTGACGATCTCCGGCCCCTTCAGGCGGGACACGGCAACGGCCAGTTTCTGCACGCCGTCTTCGGTGTATTCCTTAACGGCAAGGGTGACTGGATCAACCACGATGGTTCCGTCGGTTGCCTGTTGGCTTCCTTGAGCAGCATCGGCGGCAGCTTGAGCGTTTGCTTGAGTGGTAGTTGGTTCGGTCGTATCAGCTTTCGCCTTGCGACTGCGCCGGCTGGCCGCTTGCTGCTCGACAACCTGCTGCGTGACTTGCTCGTTGGCTTGAGCGATCTGCTCAGCGGTCACATTGACAGCGAGAGTCCCGCCGACTATGCCGCGAACATTGGGTTTGTCGTAACTGACAACGCATTCGGACAGCGCGCTGACAAAGGCGGCAAGGGCCAACAGCGGTTGCTTTCTTTCGTTTTCACTGTCGATGGTTAGATTGATATACACTTTGAATCTCCTATTCAGGATTGGAAAAGATTAGCGGCAGATAAACTGCCAAGAACAGTTTCCGTTCGGCGCGCAAACGCAAACAGCGTTTGTGCATCCGAGCGGAAGCAGTGGGGGAAGACCGCAGTTGTTTGCAAAAGCCAGCGCAGAGCAGGCCATCAAGAGAACAAGGGTTAAAATTTGTTTCAGATTTCTCAAGGTGAATCTCCTGTTAAAAGTAGGAACCGGGGCGGCATGGGACTCGCTTTTCATGCTCAGGTAGTTAGCCTGTCGTCGCGCCCCGGCTTGTTACGCCGCAATGCGATCTTGTTGCGTCAGTTTTGCAGCAGCGCGCACAGCATCAACTGCGTTAGAGAAAACAGACGCTTCTTCCCTGTTATCGACATATTCGAAGTGATGATCATTGACCACCAGTACAAACTTGCCGGTCTTGATGTTGATGATGACGGCATCAGGCGTCGGGTCTTTCGCATCGTAACCTTTGGCGGGTTGCGTTGTGAAAGGGTAGGTGCCGCTTCGTTCAAAATGTGCATTCATTCTTTGCTTCCTTTCGAGTGTCGGTTAGAACTGAACAGTGTGCTCAGCTTCCCATTTGGCAACGAAGGTCTTTACAAGTTCGCGGCATTCGTCTTTGATTTGCTTCGGAACAAAGAGGGAACTGAGCAGAACGTAGCCCTTCTTCCTCTTGTCTTCGACAAATTTAAGTTGCCGCTGGCTCGCCGTCAGCTTCGGTGCTGTCTTTTCCTGCTTCATTGCCTTGTCCTTTCTGGGCTTCAAAAGCTTCGACACCCAACATCGCTTCGTACAGTTCGTTGATGAAGTCGGAAGTCTTCTCACGCGGCTTGTCAAAAGTCGAATTGACGAAAGTCAAGAGAGCTACCAGTGCAGCGAACAACGTCTTGGCATCTTTCCTGAAAGCGATTTCAGTGAAGCCTTTGTCGTCGGCAATCGCCCTGAAGAAAAAACCTTCGGGTTGCTCGATAACAGCCGCACCTTGAACCACATCGGCGACTGCGACGTTGTGATCGATTGTTCCACTCATGTTTATGATTCCTTCATTATTTAAAAGTGCCGGGGTCTTTCGCTACTTTATTCGAACGGTACCCCGGCTTACCTAGTGCGCAACTTATTTGCCGGCAGCTTTCACGTCGCTGACGTACTGATTGAACGCCGCTTGAATCTGCGCCATAGCATCTTCGGTAGGGCCGTCTTCAGCCTTGCCACCCTCGGCTTTGATCTTCGTCAGATCGGCCTTGCCGACAGTGACCAGCGCGGTGAGCAGCTTCTGGAACGCTGGCGAAGAGTTGTCGTTGATGCCAGCAGCTTCGGCCACCTTTTTGCTGAGTATCTTGGCGACGATTGAGAGCGGATTGTTGTCGTCGGCGTTGGTTTCAGCTTCTTCCTTGGCTTTTTGCTGGCCAAAGGCTGTTAATGCGTTGATCGCTTCAACGACATGCTGAGGTTCGACGCCGTTGTCATCAACTTGAAGCGAAACGTATGTGCCTTCGTCGTCAGTTGTGACGCGGAGTTCCAGCACCGGTGGAAGAGCGGCCTTGATAACTTGAGTTAGGAGGTTTTCAGCGTCGGCGTTCTTTTCCATACCGGCCCCAATGATTGTTGTGATTGTCTTTGCAAGCATTTTTTGAATCTCCTGTTAAGTATTGATAATCGCTACACCCCGTAGCGAAATCAAATAGTAACACATCAAGTGTTGATTGTCAAGTGTAACGCACAGGAAAAGGTGATCCGGGTTTGACAGTCACCACCTTCGGCACCATCAACGCACCCATCTCAGCGCGCGCCAACGCTTCTTCGGCGGTCAGTGGCACCGAACCCCCGGACGAAGCCTGCCGACGCAACCAGCGCGCGGCATCGCGTTCCACGGCACCCTTTGAGTGGTGCCACAGGTTGTAATAGTCCGTTGCGACCGGGGATTTCCTGCCGTGCGTGAAGTATTCAGCGACGACTGCCGGCGCGCCTGTTCGAGTCGCCTGAATTTTGTACTCGACACTGCTCACCGGGTAGGTCTTGGTGCCATCGTCGTTCTTGATCACGTTTGAAATTAAAAGTCCGGTTGTTGCATCGAAATGTTCCTCTGGCGCGTGAGCATGAAAGATGAACTCATGCCCGCACACAGGGCAGGTACGCAGGCCAGCGAGGATGATGCTGAAGCATTCTTCGCAGACTTTGATCGGTGCCTGCCCTCCCCCGGTTTTCGGTGGCCGGCCCTCAATCTCGTTGATCGGCCCCATCTCAACCGATGTGTCGCTGAAGTCTGCCACAAGGCAGTTCTGCTTACCCGGAAAGAGGCGCATCCCGCGACCGTTGAGCTGCACCCAGATCAGTGCACTCTTGCTCGGGCGCAAGTTGGCGATGCCGTCGCAGCACGGTGCGTCGAAGCCGACTAGCAGAACCTCACACGCAACGAGGAACTTCAGCTTGCTATCCTTGAAGCGGGTGATGATCTTGTCACGCTCAGGGCCGGGTGTTTCACCCAGAACTGCATCGGCCCGGTGCCCGAGTCTGCGCAGAGCATCTCGAATGTGATAGGCGTGCTCAACACCAGTACAAAACACGAGTACCGAATTGCGCTCAGCAAAGATCGAACTGATCTCGGCGGCAACTTTGGTATTGAGGTCGTCGGTATCCACGGCATCCTGCAATTGCTTCAGCGCGAAGTCACCGGTGCGTGTGTCGATCTTGATCCCATCAGTTTTCAACTTGGTCATCGAACTGTCGTAGGGGATTAACGGTGTCAGGTATCCATCGCGCAGCAACTCAGTCATGGAGACCTCTGCGCCGATCCCAGTGAAGATTGCTTTGTCTGCGGGTAGCAGGTGCAAGGCCGTCCTGTTTGCATCGCCAAGGAAGGGGGTTGCTGTCAGTCCTATGACCCGAACCTTCGGACTGTTGAGCTTCACCGTATTGATGAATTCACGATACCCCTTCATTGCGTACTGTGCCTCATCAATGATGATGTAGCTCACCTTCGGCAGTGTTGCCGCGTGCTTGCGAATCGACTGGAACCCGGCCACCGTGATCCGACGCAGTTGCTTCTTTCCAAGGCCGGCAGAGAATACGCCAGCACCAAGCGACTCGGGCAACTTGCTTGCGTTCTGGGATACCAGTTCCTTGCGGTGCGTTAGCACGATGATCATACCATTGGCTATGCGGGCCAACTCAAGGCACAACTCGGCAACGATCACGCTCTTTCCGCTGGCTGTCGGTGCGACGATCAGCGGGGTAGAGTCCGGATAGGCGTGAAGATGTTCCTTGGTGACATCGATCAACCGGCGTTGGTATGGTCTAAGTTTCATAGCGCTTTAACTCGAAGCAAAAGGTAATGCAAAAAAGCAGTAAGCTTCGAGCGATGCTCAGCATGGCATTGATCGCAGCACGTATAGCAGAATTTGATTTTCTTCACGGCAATGCCTCATCGAATTCAGCGTAGTCATCCTTCATCGTGGTTCGCAAGATGTCACAAGGAACCAAGTTCCTTGTGACCACAGTTGAGAGCATTCGATTGGTGTTCGGAAAATTCTGGTTGAATTCAAGATTCAGAAGAGCAAGCTTATAAATCCGACCCTCATGTTCATAGCGCCCGTTCTCCTGCAAGGTGAGCAGGCCAGTGAAGACATGCCGCGCACCCTTGCACAGCACGTAAGCCTTACCACGCTCACCGTTCTCAAGAACGTAATCAACTTGCCAGCTTTTTCCTGAGCGTGACTTCTGCGCCCAGAGAAGCAAGCCTTTGTATTGTCCTGTTGGTAGTGCCATGATTACTTATCCTCGATCACAACGACATGCTTCTGCCAGTCAGACCACGTGACGTTGAGCCACCTGAGAAGCGTCGCCCTGTCTGAAAAATCAACGTGATTATTCACTGCATCGATTACCCCTTGTGGAAAAGGCCCGTGCAGTTTGATGTATAACCCATCGACATTAAAACCAACAATCATGTTTGGCGCTAACTCCATCCTCATTCTCCTGTTTTATTTGGCCGCTCATGTGAGAACGGCGTGAATTCCCAACTTCCACTGCCGTAGCCGATGTGCATCTCGTAGCACTCATCGTGCATTGAGATGTCAGTTGCCGTGCCATCATCGTAGCAGCACCAACGCACATAGGATGAGCCGCAAGGTATAGACTCACCGCAGCTCATGCACCGGTGTTGCTTGCGCGCTTTCTTTATTGACTTAATCGGCGTGCAGTACATGCTCAATCTCCGCAATAAGGGCATCGATAATCCATTACGTCATAATGCTTACCGCACATTCGACACTTCACGTTACCGCATATCAGCAACCAAAGTTTTTCAAAAAATTTCATTCTCCGTGTTCAATTGTGATACCGGGTTGAACCACGCCCAGATGGTTCGGTGTGAAAGGCAAGTTGATCGTGATGTGCGACGCGCCACCACCGCCAGCGCCGACAGGTGCTTCGTTGAATCCGCGCAGCTCGCACAACGCTTTTGTCGCTGAGATTCTGTCGGCGTGTCGCGCCTCTTGATCCAGCGCAATGCGGCGGTAGTTCATTTCAACTTCCTCTACCGTTGTCTTACCCCACTCTCGAATCTCACGCCTTATCTCTTCGATGCGATCTTTGATCTCAGGTTCCCTAAGCAACAGGCGCGATTGGTATGCCGGTGCGTCCGGTTTGATCAGATCACCCTCTGCATTCTCATAGCAGAACGCATGGGTGTAAGCCTCGCTAGGCAACAGCCCGTGATGCACGACCAGCACACAAAACCGCTCAGCCTCGTTGGTGAGAAGCAAGTGCTTGTCCTGTTCCTTGTCACGTTCCTTTTCAATGTCATTGCGGGTGATGAGCTGCATCTCACCTAGGCCATCGGCGTGTGTCAGGTATATCTGGTCGAAGTTTAAATCATTCATCTAATTCACCTAGCATGAAGAATGTTGTGCCGTGAGTGTTATCGTTATGCTTGAAGCCAACCCCGAGTTGAGAAAGCGCTTCTATTGCAACACGATACTCATCGCTTAGAGGCGGGCAGGCGAGATTGGCAATCAGCTTTCGCCATGCCCTTGAGAACTCTCTCAACTGCCGCGACGTGCATTGTGATGTACGAAGCGGGCCACCCCTGTCGATTGCAGGGCGAAGGGTATCAATGAATTCAGGATTAACACGCACTCGCATTGAAGGTGATTCAGTTCTACCCATCTTGATCAGATGCAAAAAGAAAGGATGTTGAGCTGTGAAGAGAATTTCTTCAGCCCATTCCATGATGTCCAAGTTGATCACCTTTGCGCCGGGATCAGCAACCAGACTCAGGATAGATGCCACTGTCAAAAGCTTTGCCCTTGATCTCACCTTCAATGAGTTGATGTTCGCTTCAACGGTTGTTCCGACAAAGGTGTGAGGTATATCCCACCGGCGTTCAGCACGAGCGCACAGCGCGGAGAATCTTTTCATGCCATCTTTATCTTTCGGCGGCATGATGTAACGCACAGGCATGTTGCTCATCTCGAAGTGCGCGCGGATTCTGTCGTTCAGTTCATCGGCTGTCTCATCCCCCATGTAGTTGAAGAAGGTGCGGCCCGATGGATGATCTGCTTCAGGCGAACGCCATGACCCGTTGAAGAACTTGACAATATCGCTCACGTTATCTTCGTAGGTCTTGTCTGTTTCGAGTTCGAGCAGGCGCATGATCCTCTCTTGCAACTGCTCTTCAGTTTCCTTCTCGAAACTTCGACTGTCAATATTCACAATCACCCGACTGAGAAACCCATCGTGCATCATCCCGGATGAGATGTCTTCTCTCAACAGCACCGGTGTTGCGGCAAGGTTCATGCTGAATGTCGGAGCATTCATCTGTTCGAGATCGCGCTGCACAAGGGCAGAGGGTTGATAGTGTTTGCCCGGAACCCCTTGATCGAAGAGCTGCTTGACCGTTGTGTGCAAGGCGACAAGGTTCTGATCGAACTTCCCGGCCTTGCCGAACAACGACTCGGCTTCATCACTGAGCAGCAGTTGAACTTGACCATGCTTTTGAAAAGCGTTTATCCACAAAGCTGTTGCCGAATTCAGCTTGAACTTCGGAAGCGAGTTGCAGAATATTGTCTTGGCACCGATGTCGTTGGTCAAGTCAATGGTCACGCTCTTCCCGGTGCCAGCGCCTGCAATGGCCAGATGATAAATGTTCAGCGCCACCGGCGATAGACTGTCCGACATGCGAAACAAAACATGCGGAGCGAACCCCATCGCATAGCTTTGCAGCAGGCCGAAGAGTATCGGACTCGGGCGCAGAAAGTAATCCCATTGATCCTGCGGCAACTCCCACGCTTCTCTCACGTTGTTCTGGGTTGCGACACGGATCACCAGATTGATGAAGTGTGAGAAGCGTTCGTTGATGAACGGTGCTCGACTCAGAAAGGTGAGACCCTGTTGGTCAATTGCAGCGAGTGCATCATCGCGCGCCTTTTGTCGGGTGATAGCCTGTTCGATTTCCTCATCACTCACCACTGTAACAGGTGTCGCACCCTTGATCTTGTTGAATGCCGCAGTCATACCTTCGTCATTCGCAATGACAGCGCGGAAAGCGGCCTCATCAACCTCATGGGTGAGCAAGCTTCTGATGTGCAGCGGTGTCGAGCCTGATCCGCCATCGCTCAACCACGAGCGCAGCTTTTTGTTGATCGCTTCAGGTTCCCATTTGGGTGAGTGTTTGCACCACGACTCAAGTGTTTGCACCATCTCACGCTGACTCTCACTTAGCGTCGGTGAGATCACTGCCCAAGCGCGGAAGCAAGCATAAACCACAGGGAACCAGCGAGGGTATTCTTCGAGGCGATCGGCAGGTAGTAGGTTGTTCCGCAACACTTCGAGGAACAGTATCTTTTCTTGCGGCGTCGCCTGTTCGTTGAACAGCTCGAAGTTATCCAACGCGCGACGCTGAGCAATCTGATTGATGGGTGTGACATTTGCCGGAAACTCTTCATATGCCTGCACCTTGATAGGTTCGAACGGCTTACCGTTGAACACTGTGACCTCACGTGCAGGATGATTTGCATTCGGACTGACGAAGCGCGGAAGCACCGGCGAATAACTTGCCGGGTCTAACCCTAAAGCATATCCCCCGAGGGATGCCGCAACGGAATCGATGCTGGCTTTGTGCTCAGCTTCGGTTGCCGGTTTTGAGTAGGGGATCAGCACAACGAACTTGCCGCAACTGCTGAAGGTTTCGAATGCGATGTGACTAATGCCGGCAAGTTCAAGGCTCAGTGATACCGATGACATATGCGCGTCGTCAATCGGCTTGTCAAAGTCCAACTGGATCATGGTTGCGCCAGCCATGTTTTGAAGCGTACGCTGACTAGATAGGAAGGTTGCCCCGACTATGTATTTTGAGTCGAGCTTTTCATAGACAGGGAGAAGTGTTCGAATCCAACCACCCATTGCGTTCAAGGATTGAAACACAATGTTCTTAATGCGACCGGACGCGACATCTTCACCCACTGAGAGGGCGATATTCTGCGTTGGTGCTGGTTGTGCCTGCATGACTTTCCTTCGATCTATCGACATGGGTTGAAAGGGGTGACGCCGACCTTCAAGGGATCAATCTCTGGGTCGGCGTCGGGTTGCGCTCTGTCGAAGGAAGCAGCAATAAACAGGGTATCAAGTTTTGTCAGGAACGTCAAATGTAGCGGCCAGTTTCAGGATAGCAGCGCGCACTTGACACTGTTTCAGTTCGAAGTCTTCAGGGTGTTCGAAAATTTGACCGATACCTCTGACATTGGGTTGAAGAAATCGGCAGCGAACATTAAATTGCTCAGCTTCAACTGAAAGACAAAGGTTGAGCTTGATCAACAGATCAAATGCAATTTGGGAATCCTCGAACGGGAAGAAGTTGCATTGGCACAAGGCGTCATAGAACGTTGGTTGCCTCACATTCTTACCGGTATCAGAGTTATATTTTGGCCAACCTTCACAGGCAATCTTACGTGTGCCGTCAGGAGTTTCAATGTTCCAGTACCCGTGCTTGCTGCGCCAACCGCTCCAACCCAGAAGACGTGCTACCTTTTCAGTTATTTGTTCATCATTCATAGCTGACCCCCCCCCCCCCCCCCCCCCCCC